AGAATATAAAGAATATATTATATAATATAATGTATATTAAATATATGAATAATGTCGCTCATTTCATTTCGCTCCATTATTTATTATAATATAATTATATTACATTTTTTATTTCTGTAAAGTTTTCTAAAATACTTGACTTTTTCAAGTAATATATCTTATAATTTTATCAAAAGGAGTGATTATATGAATTATAATGTAATGTTTTTAAATATTTTTTCTTATACTGACGGAGAAACAGATAATACATTTATATCACCAGTTGCATTTGATCCAAGAAAAACATATACAAGACAAAAATTAATAAAAGCATTTGAAGATATCGCAAAAGAACATTTCCAAACTTATGGTAATTGGTTCGATACAGATAATTTAGTTTTTAATGAGAATGCCGATCAACAAAATCGCTGGCAAAATGAAGATATATATTATTTTAATAAAAATAATTTAAAAGTGATAAAACAATGTTATGTAAGAAATGAAAATAATGATGATTGTTTTCTATATCGAATAATAGAAATAACGCCTTTAAATATAAAAGATGATGGCTCTGAACTAAATGTATTCGCAGGATTACGAAAAGATAATAGAATTGGTAATAAATGCATTGGTCATTGTTCAAATAAAATAGAAAATACATTTAAAGTAAAAGATTATTTATGGGCAATTAGATATACCACAGTACCTTCTTATGAAACTGATTGCAGAGATGAGATATCAGATACTATTAGAACTGTATCTAAAAATCTTATTGCACTATTATTTGAAGAAACAAAAAATTTTAAAGAAGAAGCTGCAAAATTTGCTTGTTCTGTCTATCCAGAGTATAATTTTAATGAAAGACATTCATGGCTTAGAGAAGATTTTCGCCTAAGAATAATGAATTTAGAAAAAGTAATAAGAAATAAAGATGAAATTTCAGATCTTATAGGATATCTTAATTTTTCTTCAGTAGAAGATGATGATGGTTTTTATTTTGCTAGCAGTTTAATAAAGATTCCTATTATAAGCTCCTATTTAGAAGAAACGGGAGATGAGCAAAGATGTGGGGAACAATAGAAGGAAAAAAAATAAAAGAGATTAAGGAAAGTTTTTGTTTGGGAGAAGCCTGTCTTATATTTGAATATGACAAAGATACAGAACGAACAGTCGCTTTTAAAACGGCTGCTGATTTAAGAAAAGCACAAACTTTCTTAAATATGAATAATAAAAATTTTGTAGTTGAAGTGATTGGCAATGAGCTTCATATAAAAACAACAGAAAACATTTTAATATTGAATATGGCAAATGAAACTCACGCACTTAGACTAAAAGAAGTAATAGAAAATATTAAAAAATAGAGTTATCAAAAACTCTTTTTTTATTGTATAATTTTATAAGAAAAGGAGAATGATAAAGAATGAGCGTTGTAATTAGTGCTAAATATAAAGATGGCATAGCAGTCATAGCTGATAAGCAAGTAACTTGTGGAACAACAAAATCAAATAATGGAAATAAAATACAATATTTTAAATATTCAAATTCTGCTATTGGAGTTGTTGGATATTTGAGAGATTGTAATATAATGAGAACAATAGAAGAAATATTACCTTATAAAGATATTTTAGATAATGTTTTAATAAATGATTTATATGTAATAAGAACGATTATACCCGTAATATATCATTCTTTACAACAAAACAAAAGAATAACTGTGACGAACGGAACGGAGAGTATGGATAGTGTAATGTTATATTGCACCAAAGATAAGATGTTTGAAATAGGACAAGATTTTTCTGTTTTAGAAATAGATGATTATTATTATGCGATAGGTTGTGGTGATGATAAGGCTTCTGGATTTTTATCTTCAGTTGGAGATACGAGCAATTTAACAAAGGAAGAAATTACAAAAATACTTCAAGAAGCGGTAAAAAAGGGCTGTGAAAAAGATGTTTATATAAATGACTATACCGATATAATATTTTTGGAAAATAATAAATAATGAGTAATTTTATACAAACGGCAATTCAATGTCCAGAATGTGGAACCATAACATATATAAATAGAAAAAAATCTTTAAAGAAAAAAATCGGGCACTTAAAAAAACTTTATTGCTATAAGTGCATGAAAGAAGTAAATCAAGTGGAAGTCGGAGATCCTACTCTTTATTATATTGACAAAACAACTAATTTAATTCCGATAAATAAAAATAAGGACAGAGTAGTGTGTAAAGAAAAAGAGCTTAATGATTAAAAAAGACTTGACTTTTTATAGAAAAAAATTATATAATTTTTTTATAAAGAAAAAGTAAAATAGATTGGAGAGTGAAGGCATGGCTAAAATTCGTAAGTTAAAAAAAGGCGAGTGTAAAGATATTGTAGAAGTAACCATTCAATTTGAAAATTGTGAATGCTATACTTTTACGAGAGAAGAAATTAGTAATATATTTTTACATAATATTGTTAGACATATTAGTATTTGTGCTAATGCTGTAATTGATGACAATGAAGCACAAGATATATGGTTTGTACTACCTTATGAAATAGCAAATAGAAAACAAAAAGTCTTTGGTTTTGGAGAAGAAGAAAGCTTAATCCAGAGGCTGGGGTTAGATAAAAAGAAACCAATCAGAGACATTACTCATTTTTATCTTAAATATAATACAGGAGAGGAAGAATCTGTTTCTTGTGTATGGGAGGGTGATGGAAATTTTGATAATCCAGCACAAAAAGCAGAGATAATAGAAGATAGAACTGGCAAATATGTTACAATTTCTATTAGTAAAGATAATTTATAAATAAGAAAGGAGGAAAGAGATGAAAAGATATGTAATTTCTGATACACATTTTAATCACTCAAGAATTCTTGAATATTGTCAAAGACCTTTTGATAATGTAGAACAAATGAATGAGGTTATTATAAATAATTGGAACAAAGTAATAAATGAAGATGATATTGTATATGTACTTGGTGATTTTTGCTTTGGTAACAAAACAATGTTGAAAGAAATTGTTTCAAATCTTAAAGGTAGGAAAATTTTGATTTGTGGAAATCACGACAATTTAACCAAAAACGCTTATTATGAAGCTGGATTTGAAACAGTAACAAAAAGTCCAATCATAGTAGATAGTGACTTTATTCTTAGTCATCATCCAATTCAAGGAGATCTTGGAAAATTCTATAATATTCATGGTCACAGACATAAGCTTCCAAGTGAAGCCCAGTTTAGCCCAAGACATTTTGACATTGGTGTAGATGACCACAATTTCTTTCCTCACGAATTAGAAAAAGTTGAAAAAACATTGAGAAAAGGAGAGAGGAAAACATGCCGTACAAACATGATGAGAATGAAACGAAAAAAATCGTTAAAAGAATTATTATTGGAGTTGTTTCGTTAATAGTTTTTATTACATTACTTTGTAGTTTCACTACTATACGTTCTGGAGAAATAGGAGTAAAAAGTAAATTTGGTAAAATTACAGGACAAACAACCGCAGAAGGAATTGTATTTAAAATTCCCTACATAGAAAAAATTACAAAAGTAAATATGAAGGTTCAAAAAGCTGAAATAGATAGCACTGCGGCAACGAAAGATTTACAAGATGTGTCTATGCGTTTTGCTATAAACTATCGTTTAAATCCAGAAAATGTTGTGGAATTATATAAAAAAGTTGGAGCGAATTACGCCGAAATAATTTTAAATCCAGCTGTACAAGAGGCATTAAAAAATGCTACAAGTGCTTATACAGCAGAAGAATTAGTAACAAGACGAAGCGAAGTATCTAAACAAATAATCGAAGACTTGAATGCTAAGGTTGAAAAATATGGAATCGTAATTTCAGAACTAAATATTATTAACTTAAATTTTAGTGAAGCATACAATAATGCAATAGAGGCAAAACAAATAGCAGAGCAAGAAGTTAAAAAAGCTCAACAAGAATTAGAAAAGACAAAAGTTGAAGCAGAGAAAAAAATAACGGAAGCAAAAGCTGAAGCTGAGTCTTTAAAATTGCAAAAACAAGAAATAACAGATCAATTATTGGAGCTAAGAAGAATTGAGGCTCAACTAAAAGCCATTGAAAAATGGGATGGAAAAACTCCTTCTACTGTTATTGGTGATAGCATTCCATTTATAAACATAAAATAACAAAAAGACTACACAAAAAGTAGTCTTTTTTTATATAATATAAATGTAAAATATTTACAGAAATAATTTTAAGTGTTATACTTAATTTATATAAAAAGAATGGAGGAAATAGAAATATGGAAGAAGAAAAATATACAACAGCACCTATGGATACTGAGATTGAGGTTTCGTTAGATGAAGCAGATCAATATGAAGAAGCACAAAAAGAGAAACCTAAAGTTGATTTGACAGAAGAAGAAGCTAAAGTAGCTGCTGAAAATGTTTCAAAGTTAATAGATGTGTTGGATAGATATAAACCTATAAACCAAAGAAGAAAAGAAAAATTTGATAAAATAAAAAAAGAATTAGATGAGCTTCCAGAAGGACATTATAAAAAGAAACAGTTGAGTTTCAAATTATTAGAATTAAGTAAAAAAATAAGCCCAAAAGTATTTTGGGATTCAAAAACAAAAGGAACATACAGGAAAAATAGCGAGTAGTTTATAGCCTATAATAAAACTCATTTTATGAAAATAAGGACTGGCGCCCTTATCTCACTTGAATAATAAGAGAGCGAAAAAATTATTATTTATTTGCCCAAGTAGGCAGGAGTGATTTATATGTTTTATGATTTATTTTTTGACAAAGACTTTGCTAAGGTTAATAGAACAATTAGAGATAGTCATCCTTACCAAATTTTAAAAGATGATGGAAAAGATGTCATTATTCTTAATGCTCTTGGAATTGCCGAAGAAGATATAAAAGTTGAAGTAAAGCAAAGTACTTATGATGACAGAACTAATTATTTATATATTACAGGAGAAACTGATAATGAAATAACTGGAACTAAATACAGTATTTCAAATCGTTTTACCTTAAATAGATTAAAAGTAAAAGAAATTAAATACGAATGTAAAGACGGTCTTTTATATGTAGATGTTTTTTATAAAACAGAACCTGTAAAAGAAATACCAATCTCAAAGAAATAAGAGAACGATATAGTATTTAAAAAAATCGCTCTCTTATTTTTATTTAAAAGAGATTACAAAAACTGTTTTTAAATTATATAATTATATTGTTAAAAAGAAAGATTATATAAAGAGAGGTAGTCAGAAAGATTAGTATTACAAACTAGTCTGTGGTTGGTTTTATATAATCGGTAGGGGATTCTTTGGCTTATATAAAAAGTTTCTCCAGACAAGAATATAGAGCCTGTGGTAAGCTCATTGATGAATGAAATCATCGTGGTATCAGTTCGAATCTGATTGAAGGTAGTCAAAAAAGTCCACTTACTATCCGCAATATAGTCTGTGGCACTAAAGAGAAAAAAACCTTATGGTTTTTATATAAATAGGAGGAAATAAATGGAAAAACAAGATCTTGTTCAAACTTGTAAAGATTGTGGTAAAGAATTTACTATCACTGCATCAGAGCAAGAATTTTACGAAAGTAAAGAATTAGCATTACCAAAGAGATGTGCTGATTGTAGAAAAGCTCGTAAAATGCAAACTCAAGATGAAGCTAAAATTCAAAAACAAGAAAAACCAAAACAATCATTAGAAGAAATGATGCGTTCAGCTGGAATATGCTAATTCATCATTAAAAAACAGCTGGTAAAATTTACAAAAAATACTTGTTTTTTACTAGCTTTTTATTTTATAATTTTTATGAAAAGAAGTGATAATATGAAAGAAAATCTGACTTCAATAATGAATGAATTAAAAATTGGTCAAGTTATAAAATCTCAGGATGGAAGAGAATTTGTCTTTATAGAGCCGAAACGAACTCGAGCAGTTGTTGAAGATAGAGAAAGCCATAAGAGATATATTTTAAAGGGTGTCGTGGAAATAACCGATGAAATAGATCAGGAAGTTGTTGATAAATTAGAAGAAAAAGCAATACAAGACTTTATGAATGAGCGTAAGGTCAGGAAAATGAAAAAGAATCAACATTTCATTGGAATAGATGATAAGGAATATAGTTTTATCAAATTTAATAGAACTAAATTCGTATTTAAAGACACTAATTCCAGTAAAACTTATACTGCTTCTCCAGAGTTTGTAAAAAATATCTTGGAAAAAATACAATAAATACTTGACTTTTTATAGATAAACATAATAAAATATAAATGTAAATAAGAAAAGGAGGAATTTTGTTATGGTAGATGTTTATGTTGATTTAAAACAAATTGCTACAGGATTAGATAAGGACGATTTAATAAAGGTGATCGCAGCTTGGTATGCAGAACAGGCATATGGAGTAGAAGCTGAAGAGGATGATCTTGCTGATGTTGCGAATTATATTGCTGAAGATGATGATGTTTTACTTTCTATTGAAAATACATTAGCAAATCTTGATAGACAATTCGGTGAAGAAGAAGACTATGAAGATGACGACTACGATGAAGATTATGACGAAGATTATGATGATGATGATTATGATGATGAAAATGATGATATAGATGCTGAAACAGCTCATCTAATGGAGATAAATCGTAGAAAAAATGAAGAAGCTCTAGGACTATAATGTCTTATAGTTCTTTTTATGAGAAAAAATTATCAAAAAAAACTTGATTTTTTCTTGTAAAAAGATTTATAATATATTTATAAGAAAAAAAGGAGAATGATAGAATGAATGACTTATCTAAAAAAGCAATAATTATTTTAGACATTTTAAAACGATTAAATGCAAATGATGAAGAACATAAAACTCATATCTATGAGATCTTAGATAAATTAGAAGAAGTTGATCTAAAGGAAATCCTTCCAAACGAGGAAGATTATGAATTAGATTGCATTGCTTGTGAAATGACACAAAAAAGTGTATCTACTACATTAGCATCATTAGTTCGTAAGGGGTATGTAAAAAAGACTGGAGTTAATGGAGTTAAAGTAGGAAATGAAATGAGAAACATTAGAAGTTATTATTTAACAAATAAATAATAAATTTCTATTTGTTATATATTTTCAGCCAAAATAGTTTTTGTTAAAGTAATAAACGACTATAAAGGTGCCTGCATTTTTGTGGGTCTGTACGAATGAAATAACTTAACTATTAGTCGGTTAGTAAACCAAACCAGTTAAACTACTGGAAATAAGGTTATTGGAGGATGAGAATAGAAACTAAAGCATAGTAAATCTTTTTTGATTAAGGGGATTTCGTTTATAGGTTCTTGTCGTTTAATGCAAGACACGATTTATTCGGATGTCGAGTATGTGAATCTCGTCCGCTCATTCTCCTATGTTTTATTAAAAAAAGAAGAAAGGACTGAGTGCATGACATATACTTTTCGTATAAAAAACAAGAGATGGACAATTAAGTCTGCACATCAAGGCGATGAACACTTAATAATGAATGGTGAGCCATGTATAGCTCAACTTTATAAACAATTAAGAATTATTTATTTTGATGATGGATTATTAGATGATTATGAGGAAATGAGAGAAACATTGGTTCATGAATTAGTTCACGCATTTATTATGACATATGCTATAAGCAATAAGCAATTCAGAGATGAAGAATTTATTTGTGAATTCATAGCAGTCTATGGAGAAGAAATACAGAAGTTAGCAAATGAGCTAATGAAAGTATTATATGAAAATGAAGAAAATTAAGATTTTATCTTAACAAAAAGTTCTTTGATAATATATAATATATTTAGATAAATAAAGAGATTTCTTATGCGTAAGTAGGTTCGCCGAACACTCGTAGATGACATCTGGCTAAGACTATATAGATTATATAGTTGATTTCTTGGGCATCCAGCTGAGCTGCAGAATCCTAAGAAAACGCAATATGATGTGGAATAAGTTAATGCAAACTCTTAGTATATTGGTAGTCAATCCAATTTCGTTTCTTTATTTGTCTAAATATGTTATATATTATCAGTTAAATGATTACAAGATATAGATCACGAGCCTTTGAGCTCGAAGGGGGCAGTACCCAACGTAATGGAGCTTAGGCGTGTTTGCTCGTTAAAATACACGACAGTGTTTTCTTATTTAAGAATACTGAAAACTCAGCTATGGAGTCCAGAAAAAACATAGTAGGGAGCTCTATAATCCCCTTTGGTGCGAAACCGACGGTCGAGTAATTATAGCGTTCTGGTATAATAGTTAGTTCTATTCTTGTAGGACGTGCAATTCGTCACCAGATAGTACCTTACGATAACAGGTACTGTTTTTTTACAAAATTATAATTTTTTGGTATAATAAATACAAGAGGTGAGAAAAAATGCTTCAAGTAGTTTATTTACCAGGGCAAAATATTGAAATAGAAAAATTTATAACGATATCCTCTATGGACAAGTTATTAGATTTTATTAAGTTCAATAAAATTAAATTATTAAGTATTCCTGCCACAGATGATGCTTTAGATGTACTTGATTGTATCATAGAAAATGAGTTAAAAATTGAAACGATTCATCTTCAACAAAGCAATGATTTATTATCAAGATTAAAGATATTCTTTTATATGGCAAAAGCTTATACAGAAAATGGCATAAAAAGAAACATCATACTAAAGCATGAGTATTTAGATAATTTTTTAGAAAAAAATAAGAAAAAAGACTAAACAAGAACCGCATATCTATTATATAATTATATTGTAAAAAAGGAAAAGGAGGTTTCCGATGAAAGATAAAATGATTGTATTAGTTTTTAGAGTACCTAAGAACACAGTTAATTTAAACATTGGAGAACACGTTGAGCTAGAATATGATTCTGTAAAAGAACATTACTGCTTAAATACTGAATTTGCAAGAGTAAGCAATCAACTATTCACTCCGAATTCTGATGATGTAAAAAGTTTATTGGAATTTGTGGCAAAAAAAGATGGAAGAATTGTTTATATCTGGGATAATGAACGTAATATCTATTTAGATAATACTATCGTTGAGGTAAAAGCAGCTAATGGAGAATATATTATTGTAGCTCCGTCAGAAGAAAGTCAATATCTAATTGGTGAAAGCATAGATCAAGAGCCTTCGATAGAAGAACTTTTAAAGGGTCTACTTGGTGACACTGAAAACGATATGACTTGTGAGAAATGTTGCGACACTGAAAGAAAGTGTGCAGTAGCAGAAGAGAATAAAGAAGAGAAAAAAGTAAAGGAGGAAACAAATATGTTTTCAAATCTAGGTTCTAGTTTTGGAAAAATTGGTTCAGACCAATTCAGATTATCTATTAACGGATTAGCAGTAAAAGGAAAGGATGGCAAATATATTACATTCAATCCAGAAACTAGAGAGTTAGTAGAAGTTACAACAGGTTTCTTTGATGATATGAAAGATTTATTATTCTTAATGCCAACAACTGAATTAGAAGTTGGAGATATTATTCTTCATCAAAACAAACCTTATTATATTACAGTATCAAAAGATAATGTAGTAAAAGGTATCGATTTTGAGGACGCAATTGAAAGTACTTTAGTACCAAAAACAAATGTATTTGGAATGAAATATTACACTAAGGTATTTAATTGCTTAGGAACAAATAACATTTTAGGTACTGATATCGCTTCAAATCCTATGATGGCTTATGCGTTAATGGGTGGAAAAGACTTTGATCTATCTAAAATTATGATGTTCCAAGCTTTATCAGGACAAGGAAAAGGTATCGCTGATTTCAGTGAAAATCCTATTATGTTAATGGCATTGATGAGTAACGAAAACGGAAAAAATGATCTAAGTGATTTTGCTAAAATGCAAATTTTAAGTGGATTATCTAATAAGAAAAAAACTACAAAAGAAACTAAAAAAGAAAACTAATTATTAGTTTCTTTTTATAGGATAACCTAATCTTTAAGTTATTCTATAAAAGGAAATTAAAGGAGGTTATTTAAGTGGCAAAAGTAAAAACTAAGCAAATTAACTTTACACTTCTTTATGGAGTCGTTTATAAAAAGAAGAAAAATACTCTCTATATTGACTATGGATTAGGTAAAATAAAAGTATTACTAGATGAAATAGACGACATTGATCAAATAGAAGTTGGGTATACAATAAGCATATCTGGTTTTATTAAAATGGGTTGGATTAAAACATATTTAGTTGCTCAGCAAATTAGTATTTTTGATAAGAAACCTCATTATATCAATCTAGGAGAATAATACATGGACAAGAGCACTAAGAAAGTTATAATAGGAATGACCGTCATTGTATTTATTATGCTTATCACTTCAATTTCTTATGGAATTACTAGCAAGAAACAAAAAGATAGAATATCTGAATTAGAAAAAACAGTTAAGACACAAGAAGTTTTATTAAAAGAACAGGATGTTATGTTGGATGAGCAAAGTATTATTCTAATAGATACTACAGCTTCCCTTAAAGAGAAGGAGCAAGAGCTAAATATCTGTCAAGAAAACTTAAAAAAAAACTAGATAAGACATTTAGTTATCGATTAACAAGTTATTACCCTGCAGAAACTTCAAATCATACAGGAAGTGGTTTAGAAACGAAAGATTTTCAAGTCAATGAAAAAGGATGGTATACCTATCAGGGAAAACTAGTGTTAGCTGGAGCTACTGTATATTTAAAAAGTCGTTATGGTGAAAAGGCTGATAAACATTATTTTCGTTATTATGATAATGTGCTTATAGAAATTGATGGAATTCAATATGAAGGTGTAATTTTGGACAGCTGTGGAGCATGCTCCTATGTTCAAGAAAATAGACTTGATTTATTCGTAAGAGATAAAGACTCAGTCATTGATAGAGGATATAAAGGAAAGAATATGATTAAGGTGGTATATAAATGAAAAAATTAATTATAGCAAGCATAGAAACTGATGGGCATTCTGGGACTAGTGTTTTTTTGACAACTAATGAAAAATCTTATAATGAAGCCATTCGTAGTTTATTATATTATGAAGATGAATTAATCTACCATTTTTCTCATGAGAATAAAATAGATGACAATGTCATAGAACAATGGTATGATGGAGATCTTGGCGAAATGAGTATAATGGTTAAGACTTTTAATACAATAAAAGAAATAGAGAATAAGGAGTTCTATACTAGAACAGGTTAGCTAGCAAAACAGAAAAAGATTGCTAGCTTTTTTTATTTTTTAATCTTGATTTTTTATAGAAAAAAGATTTATAATTATATTATAAAGAAAAAGGTGATAAAAATGAAAAAAAATATAGGTGATGATTATATTATATGTCCCTTTTGTGGAACGCCACAAGACAGATATACGCTTTATAAATATGATTGCATATGTATGGATTGTGGAGGATTTATAGACATGGATGATTATGACTATGGAGAAGATTATCCCTGGGGAAGTTCAAATTGGGATGATTATGATTATGAAAAAGACGACATGTATATAGAATATATGAAAAGACATTATGGTAATCAAGAAAGGAAGGGGAAAGATATGGAAAATACAAAATCTGACTTAATAGATAAAGATGATGAACAAATTAGCACTTTTGTATTAAGGTTTATTACATCTGCTGACTATGAAACAATAAAGAAAAGTTTTGAAACATTAGATGCCAGTATAGAATTTATGTCATTAGTTGGACAAGAAGGTCCAATATCAAAGTTTTTAAAAACTGCAAGTGGGCAAAAACTAACAAAAGGTTTAGACATTAAATCAGATATTGATGAATATGTTGTTCAAGCGTCTTTTATCTTTGGAGATGACGGTGAATCTAAAAAAACCTTAATTTCAACTTTGTGTAAGGCATTTCCTTTGTTTATTGTTAGAGAAGAAGATAGTTCTTATATAATGGCAAATAACAAAGGTTTGGCAAAAGGTTTTGTCGAATTGTGTAATGAAGATGAAATAGAAATATTAAGTATGTTCTTAACAGGATATGAAAAATATAAAATATTAGTAAATTATTTATATTGGTGTGAACCTTATAAGCACTCAATCGCAAAAGATATTATGGTTCAATGGGACAATAATTCATTAATAAGTTTAGAAACGCTAAGAAAAGTAGACGAAGTCCCAATTATCTGGCAAGAATATCTAGCAACATTAGATGATATTAAAGTATCTAAAGATGATAAAGATAATGGAACAGTTATTAGTTTTGAACAAATGTTAGAAGACGTAGTGGAAGATGGAATTGACAAAAAAGATATATTAGAAGAAGAAAATCTTATTCAAGTAGTTTCTTTAAGAGGCGTAGCAGAATATGCTTTAGGAGGAGATGCAGATGATGAGATTAAGAAATAATAAATATCTAACAGAATTATTAGAAAGTTCTAAAAAAATATGGAAAAGTAATATTCCAAGTCTTTCACTTAATCAGATAGAATGGAGAGCAGAAAACACAGATAGTGTTATAGGGATATTAGGAAAAAAACATTGGTTCTCTCCATACAAACAAATGATTTTGTTAAAAACTAGTGATAACACGTATGTCTTGTTTGGACCTGGGACACGAAAAGATGAATATCCCGTTTATCTATATGATATTATGGATATTGAAGAATTTGTAAAAAGATATCCTGTTCAAGTTTTATACACAAAAGAACATCCGAATGCTGATGAGCTATACGAACAATTAGATAAGATAAAAGATAAAACAACAAAAGGTTTTATAGAGACACGAAAAAATATGAATACAATGATATTTGAAATATGTTAGAAGAAAGGAGAAAGTAAAATATGTTAAATAATAGTAGTAATATGACTTCACAAAGTATTTTCATTGACAATTTTACACAAAAACAAAATTTTTGTTATAGTTTATTGTATTTTAAAAATATAGAAGGAATAACAAATCAAGGACAAATATTAGATTATTATTTCCCAGAGAAAAACTTTCTACTTCTTCCGAGAAATATAATAACAAAAAACATAACGAATAACGATGGAGAAACATTTACAGAAAATTATTATACAACATTATTTTTAAGCTGGAGTGAAGAAAAGTCTTTGATAAAAAAATTAGAAGAAATGTTGGAAAAAGAAACTAATATTGATGTGTATGATGGAATAATAAACTCAAAAGGAAAACAGATAGCAGTTTTTAGAAAAAATAAATTTAATTCTTTAAATAATTGGTCAGACTTTGATGGAAAATATTCTTATATTATTAGTCATCAATATAATAATGGTATTTATGCTTATAGAATTACATCAAGTGATAGTATGAAACAAAACTTGAAACTTTTAGAACAAAAAGGACTAAAAGAAAATACAGTATTAGATTTAATATTTACAGGAAGAGATTCTAATAAATGGCATAATACTTATAATTTCGGTAACTTCAAAGTAAAAGACTGCATTATAACAAATAGAGAACAAATAATATTATCTAACAGTAAGGGTTTGATAGATCTAAAGAATTATGAAAATACATCAAATGGAAGTGGAGTTTTACTTTTAAACTTTTTACCAGATTACATATTCCCTGCTTATATGGAATATGATTATTATTCAGGAATGAACATAAGATGTATTAACTTTGTTCCAGAAGATAAAACGGAATTACAAGAAGACGGAAAACTAACAATACAAAAATATTTTAAAAGAGTAGATCCATCTTCTATCGTAGTTTTACCAAAAGACGAAGAAGTAAAAAAAGAAATAGAAAGGAATTTGTTGACAAAGAGTATAGGAAGTTTAAATGAAATTTTCATTGCTTCTAAGACTTCAATAGAAGATATTATAAAGAAATTTGATTCAAGAAGAACTTATACCATAAGACAAGAATTCTTAGCAAGAAAAAGAGATTTGATAATGTCAATAGCTCAATGCAGAAGAGAGATAAATGACAAAAAAGAAAGAATTGCATCAATTGAGTATAGGATTAAAGAATTTATTCCTTTCCCAATGATAGATATAAAATCAGTACAAGATTATAATGAGCCATTTTATGATGTATATTCGATGTTATATAAAGAAAATGGTCAATATATAGTAAGAAGGGATGTGAACTTAAATGAATTGGAACAACGTTAGTAGGAATTTGCCAATTATCAAATTACCAAATGGAGTTTTCTATGTTTTTGATAGAATGTTTAGTTCAGTTGAAGCAAATCATAGTTTATTCTTTGCCATGTATGGAGTTAAGAGTAAAGGAACAACATTAGTCATAGATTACGATACTACTGGAAACTTTTCATATGGCAATATTAGAAAACATCTCGTAGAAAAAAACTTAAAACATTTCGATAGAATATTCATAGTAGTAAATCGTATAATGAGGAATCTTAGTGATGGTAACATGAAGAGACATAATGCAGATGCTGGAATAACTTTTAGAGATATCTCTTCAAAAGTATTACTTTTTGATATGGATAAATGGGAAAAATCAAATAATATAAAAAGAGAACAAATCAATTGGTTTTATAACATAATTGGACAAATGATGCAGGACAACCGTTTTCTATTAGGTCAAATAAATGATAGAATGTCACTTGCTGAAATGAAAAGTCAAATTGCGGTACTTGAAGATAAATTAGAAAAAAGAAAAGAAGAATTAAGAAATTTACAACAACCAGAAGATGTCAGTAAAACCAATTTAAGAAATATTATGAATATGAAATGGATAAACAAAATTGAAGCAGGACCAGAAGATTCTTTAAGAATACTTACAAATCCAATGGCTTGCACATATGTTCCAAATATAGCAAGATATATACCGTTACGATATTTTGAAAAAGAAGATATTTTATATCGTATAATGAAATATCAAATGTTAGGAAAATATTTTATAGTGTTACCAGATTATTATATTATATCAAATAATTTCAATATTAGAGGAGAAAGAAACGATCATTATCCTAAGACTAGAGTTAGAAATGTAATGATAAAAAATACTTATTTTCACGGAATGGCTTGTCACATCGGAAACGGTCAGGCTTGCGTGGGAGAACTTGGAGCAGCAATATCTGGAGCAAGTAAGAATGGATTAGATATGTTATTGATGTCATTTGAAGTTTATCTTCGTTCAATCAATCTTCCAGATGCAGCTGGACAAAGATATTATGTATTACCAATGGGAGATGAAAATGGAAATATTGAAGTATGGCCTTACGTTGAGGATATAGCTAAAAGAAATAATGTAAGTTTAAAAGATTTAGATCGAACTTTAGAAGGATACGAAAAATTATTGAGTAATCCAACAATGGCTAATATGTGTGAAAGTTATGGAAAGTATTTTGATGGTAGTTGTGAAAGTTGGTCAGAACAAATGCAAGAATCTAACTTAAAACAATGTTTAGATTTAATACATCAAAGAGAACCAGATGTATATGAAAAAATAATGGAGAGAGTAAGTAAAGGAGTGGTGTTATAATGGCTATAAAAACTATTGAATTAGAAGACCAGGGTCTTAGATATAGATTGTATTTCTTAAAAAAAGCATATGATAAAATGAGATTATATGTTGAACTATGTCAAGATGAAATTGGTTGGTTGGGATATGTCGAAAAGTTACAAGACGGTCAGGGATATATGGTAACAGATGTATTCTTAGTAGATCAAGAAGTTCATGCGACAACAACAGAGTTATCGCCAACAGCAATTATAGATTTTTATAATAAACTTGATGATAAAGGAAGAGCTGAATTTCTATCTAAGTGTAAATTGTGGGGACATAGTCATGTTAATATGTCACCTTCTCCTTCTGGACAAGATGACGCACAAGGTCTTGAACTTTCAAAAGATGTAGATGATTTCTATATTCGTCTTATAACAAACAAAAAAGGAGAATATAATATTACATTTTATGACAAGACCATCAAAGCTAAAGTAATGACGGATGAAGTCATATTATATAGTCCAGAAGGCATTGAATTGAGAAAACAAATCCAAGACGAAATAAAAGAAAAAGTAAAAAAGAAATCATATACTTCAACAACTTATAGTTCAAGCAGTAGTGGTTATTCTTCTTATAATAGCAGAGATGATTATTGGAAGGGATATAATTCTTCAAATAGAGCCTTACCAGCATCAACAACTTCTAAAAAGAAAAAGGTCGAAGTATCAAAAATAAATATAGATGATGTCTTTGATAAAAAAGATTATCAGCTAACATTTTTGAAAGAGTTAACTACATAAAATATGCAAAAAGAGTTGACTCTTTCTACCTTTAAGTTTTATAATATATTTATAAAATAAAGAAAGAAAGGAAATGATAAAAATGGATTTAAGTAGAAGTATTGAAGTTTTCAATCCCGAAGTGTTAAATGATGAGGTCCATATTATCGGAGTTGGGGCCACTGGTTCATTCGTTTTACAAACTCTGATAAGATTTGGGGTAAAGAAAATAAATATTTGGGATTTTGATAAATATGAAGCACATAATGTAAATAATCAAGCTATTACTCAATCTTGTTGTGAAAAACAAAAAGTAGCAGCTCAAATAGAATTATGTAAAGAAATAAATCCTGAAGCAGAAGTCATTGCCCATGATCAATTAGTAACACCAGAAGATATTGAAAAAATGAGTGGATATGTTTTCTTATTGGTTGATTCAATGAAATGTAGAAAAGAATTATTTGAAGCAATTAAGAAGAATGAAAAAATTAAATGGTATTGGGAATCAAGATTAGGTAGCGATCAGGGAAGAGTTTATTGTTTACCAATAAGTAAAGATTTTGATTATTCTAAATATGAAACTATGCATTTTTATAGCGATGATGATGCGGAAGTATCTGCTTGCGGAACTAGTATTACTATTGTAAGTATAGTATTGGCAGTAACATCACTTATGGTAAACCAATTTATAAAAATAGTTATGAATAATTTAGACAAAGAACCGTACTTAAATAATTTTACCTTATTCGACAATATGTTTGGAGTATATACCGAAAATTTCGAACAAAATGTCGTAGAAACAGTAAAAGAAGTTACGGATGAGATTATCTTCTAAAAAATTTAAAAAAATAGATTACAAAAACTTCAAAAAAGTTTTATAATATAAATGTAAAAGTTAAGAAAAAGAAAAAAACTTTTAAGAAAAAAATAAAAAAATAGATTACAAAATGTTGAAAAACATTTTATAATATAAATGTAAAAAAAATAAAGAAAGAAAAGGAGAAAAGATTTATGAATTCAAGAATCACAGTAGAAGTTGTTAAACTTCCAACAGCACGTAAAAACGTAACATTATTTGCAGGAGACACAGTTGCAAGAGCTTTAGTTGAAGCTTTCGGAGATGAAGATTACAGCAAATATACAATTGTTGTAAATGGTTCAACTTCAAGTTTACAAACTCAATTAAGCAACGGTGATAGCATTACAATAAGCAAAATGGTAAAGGGAAACTAATCATAAGTTATATGGTTGGAAATATTTAGACGAGTAAAATCGTCTTTTTATTTTGCTTAAATAATAGACCTAAAATATCTACTTTCTTTTCTATTTATTTTGGTCAAAAAATTTTTTAATATAATTATATTAAAAGAATAAAAACAATAAAATTAAGTCTATTTTAACTATCAAATTTGCTAAAATAATATAAAATTATTTTTAAAAATAAAAAACTTTACAAACCTAAAATCTTATGATATGATATATATGTAATTGTTTTTTAATAGATTAATTTGTAGATAAAATGCTTAAAATATTTTTAATGAATCATTATATTAGAAATATTTTTTTAAGCAGTCTTTCTATATAATTTGCTCAAAAAAGACCAATTACAGGTCTTTTTATTTTTAAAAAAATTAAAGAATTAAAAACCTTTTACAAATTTGTGGAAAAGTAATATAATCTTTTTAGAAAAGGAGGAAGAGTATGAAAGAAAATATATTTGATTTACAAACCGATATAGCTAATTTAATTATTAAGCACGGATTGCAGGACGGAGAATATGCTTTTATATTTAGAAACGGGAATTTAATGGTTGTCGATTTATCTCAAATTAAACTTCCTGAGAAAGAAGAAAATAAAGATTCACAAGAAACAGAAAAAGAGTTATAATATATTTGAAATAAAAAAAGGAGGAAAAAAATATGAATGAAAAATTACAACCTACTCAAAATATTGTAGAGCTTCAAGGATTATTAGTAAATAATACTCTTGAAGTAAAAACAGACAAAAATGGTAGAAAATTTATAGGAGGAACATTAGAAATTAATACAGGGACAGCTACAGATGAATGTATTATACCAGTAGATTGTCTTCAATATGAATTAAAAAAAGATGGAACAAGAAATGCATTATATGACAGATATGTACAAATGATTAGTTGGCCATCAGCTGCTACTGTAGGAAATGCTGAAGCAGTATGCGTAAGTATCAATAGAGGAGAAATTACAGACAATTCTTTTTATTCAGAAAGAACAAATAAAGTTGTTGAAGGATGGAGATTAAGAGCTGTATTTATTGATCAAGCGACAAAAATGGCTCCTAGAAACAATTCTTTTACAGTACAAGGCGTTGTAGATTCTGTGAAAGAAGTTGTAGATAATGAAGGAGAACCTACAGGAGAATTAAGAGTTGAACTTTTAACTGTTGGTTTTGGAGAAAGAATTACAAGAGTACCTATGTATGTAACTAATAAAGAAGGCATTAAATATATAGAAAATAATTGGAATCCTGGGGATTTAGTTACTGCTTATGGTGAAATAGTATATGAACAAAGAGTAACTGAAGTTGTACAAGAAACAGCTTTTGGAACAGGAAATACAAAGAAATACACAGATGTTATTAAAAGATTAGTAATCAATAGTGGAACAAGTCCAAAAACAGAAGACGAACATTTCTATAATAGAAATAAGCTATTATCTTTAAGAGCAGCAGCTTTAAAAGATATAGAAGAAAGATATTTAGCTAATAAAGGAATGAGCAGTAACAATAATTCTGGTAATCCATATTTAGATTTTTAATAAAAGGAGGAATATAAATGGCAATAGATATTTGTAATATAACACCTAGTAAAGTAAAACCTGGCTTAGAGGGAAAGATAATTTTACTTTCAGGAGAAAAGAAAACAGGTAAAACAACTTTTCTAAGTAAATTACCTGACTGTTTAATCATAGGATTAGAACCAGGCACTAACCTATTATCAGGAGTAATGGTTCAACCTTGTAATAGTTGGACTGAATTTAAGCAAATTGTTAAACAATTAAAATCTGACGAAGCTAAGAAAAAATTCAAATATGTTGGTATCGATCCACTAGGTATTTTATGGAATCTTGCAGCAAAATTTACTTGGATGCAAAAGAACGATGGTAGTGATTTAAGTGATTACGAAATTGGTCTTCATCAAAACAAATCAATGAATGAATTCTCAAGTGCAATTATGGATATTGCAAAAGAAGGATACGGATTAGTTATGATTAGTCATATTACAACAAAAGATGTTCCAAATGAACTTGGCTTCAAATACGGAACAGAGGTTGCACCAGATTTACCAAAGAGACCAAGAAGTTTTGTAGAAGGATTGGCAGATTTAACAATAAATGTAATAGCTGAACCTAATGAAGAGGGAAAAACAATACCTTATATGTATTTAAGAGAAACGATAGAAAATGGAATTAGAGTTAAGGCCGGCGGTAGATATAAAGATTTACCAGAGAAAGCAGTATTTAGTTACGATAATTTAGTTAAAATTATTGAAGAAGCTGATAAGAAATTAGCAGAATCTGGAGCAGATATGACTGGTACAAAGACATCTATCCAAGAGGCAATTGTCGATCCAATAACAAGAGAATGGAAAGATGTTGTAAAAGAAGTTAATGATACTTTAAAGATAGTTGCAGAAAAAAGCAATAAGGGTGATACCACAATATCTACAAAAGCGAAAGCTATCATATCATCTTATTTGGGCGAAGGCAAAAAGATAACAGAAGCAACACCAAATCAGATTGAATTAGTAGAAGCTGCTTTGGCTGATTTAAAGGCATTAGTAGCGTAATTTAAACGCTACTTTTTTTAGATAAGAAAGGAGGGCAATATGCATATCGTTAAATGTGTATTCTGCCAAGAAAAATTTGATAGGGATAAAGAAAAATATCAAGAGATTGGATATAGAAGGTACGCTCATTTACATTGTCATGAACCAAAAATCGATGTAGATGAGACAGCTTATAATATGATTATTCAATATTGCTCTCAAATTTTTGGTGAAAAAGCAAATTTTAAACGCATAGGAAAACAAATAAAAGATTTTATATTGCAAGGAATGACTTATAAAGGGATATATTTGTCTTTAAAATATTGGTATGATGTTAAGAAAAACGGAATAGAACGTTCTAATGGAGGCATAGGAATAGTTCCATACATTTATAAAGAAGCATCTGCATATTGGAAGCAAATTGGTCCAAAACGTGTGCCAAAAATAGAACAAGAAGAAGTGGTAATTACTTACCGTAAAAGAAAAAGTATTTTAGAAAGTTTGGAGGGATAGTATGGATAATAAAGAGATGACCGAGAAAATAATTTTATCTTTTTTAATGCATACTCCTTCTTTACTTTTTGATGACAAGTATCCAATAAAAGCAAAAGATTTTTCTAAAAAAGTATATAAACAAATGTATTCAGCAATGCTAAATTTATATGCAAGAGGAAACACTGACATACAGCCACAGGAAGTTATAATGCAAATAGGCAAGAGTGCCAGTGCTTTCAAAGAATTCCAAGAAGCACGAGGAGAGGGATTGTTAAACGAAATAAATAATCTAAATTACAATGCCTATGATTATGACATTCAATATAGTAATTTAAAAAAGTATTCTTTGTTTCAAGATTTAAGAGATAGTGGAATTGAAATATCCGATCTTTACAATCCTCTTGCTGAACCTGATAAAGCAATGGCCATGGCAGATAAAATAGATAATATGTCTTACAAAGAGATAATAGACCATTATAGAGAAAAGATCGCAAAGATAGAAGATCGATACGAAAACTTTATAGAAAAAAGTGGAATAGAAGCTGGAGAAGGCTTGGATGATTTACTACATTCTTTAGAAGAACAGCCCGAAATGGGAATGCCCCTAATAGGAGATCTTTTAAATACTGTATGTAGAGGAGCAAGAAGAAAGAAGGTTTATCTTAATTCAGCTAGTTCAGGAAGTGGTAAGTCAAGAATGGCGGCGGGTAATGTTGCCAAACTTGGTTTCCCGATGTATTATGACGAAAAAAGAGAAGCATGGATAGAAACCGGTATGCATTGTCCAGTATTATTTATTACGACAGAGTTAGAGCACCAAGAAGTGCAAACGATGTTTATTGCTTATGTGTCAGGAGTTAATGAAGAAAAAATATTAAATGGAAAATATGATACAATAGAAGAAAAAGATAGAGTAATGAGAGCGGTTGAAATAATCAAAAGCTGTCATAACGTTTATATTGAATTTGTACCTGAACCATCGATTGATTCAATAGCTGCTAAGATAAGATTATACGCATTGCAAAAAGATATTGAATATGTTTTTTATGATTATGTTCATGTTTCTGGTGCAACTTATCAAGGGAAAAAAGATATGAGAGATGACGTTTGGTTAATGTTATTTGTTGATAAATTGAAACAATTGGCAAATGAATTAGATATTCATATAAGCACAGCAACTCAATTAAATGCTTCTTCTTATGAAGATAGAGAAATAAAAAATGAGGCTATGATTCGTGGAGCCAAAAGTATTGCAGATAAAGTAGACTTTGCAATGATAACAACGACTATTGTAAAAGCTCAAGAGAAAGAAATTGCGAGAGCCTTAGCTACTCAATTAGGCACCCCTGAACCAACTCAAATTTTAGATGTATATAAAAATAGACGAGGCAAATGGAGAAACATAAGAATTTGGAGATATACAGACTTGGGAACTTGTCGAAGTCAAGATTGTTTTGTAACAGATACAAGTAATAATCCTATTGATATGAAATCAATTAAATTAAAAGTTAACCAATTAGTAAGTGAAGGAGCTTTTCCGGTTGTTGATGAAAAAACTGGGGAAATAATAGAAGAAAACAGAAAGGTAAGTGAGATAAGTGACTACTAAATATAATAAAATATTAGATATGATAACAACAAGTGACATTGTTCAATTAGTTTCTAAATTTGGTATTCCAGAAACATCTATCCGATATTATAATAATCAACTTATCATGCCAACAGGATGCCATAATGAAATAATTGGAACAGCAAAACATAAATTATATTATTATGAAGATAGCAAAAAATTTCATTGCTATACATGCTGTGGCTCAATGAATCCTTTTGAATTTGTCGTTCAAGCTTATCGTACTAGAGGGATAAAATATTCTTTGTCAAATGCAGCAATTATTATTGAGAGGATTATTCAGGAACGTTTAAGAGATGGGTTTGCCATAGTTACTCCACCCTCAAATGTGAAAAAAGAGATTGAGGAAGATTGGCATAAATCATTAACGGAATATAATCCTAGTATAATGAATTGCTTTTCAAGAAATAAGAAATATTTAAAAGTATGGGAAAAAGAAGGAATAAGTTTTGATGCAATGGATAAGTTTGGAATTAAATTTGATATGATTAGAAATCGTATGGTAATTCCAATATATGATGACAAAGGAGTTTTTGTTGGAGCTAAAGTGAGAAACTTTAATCAAGAAGACATTGAAAATGGACGAAAATATATGCCCCTTATTCACAATAACGAAATTTATACTTATGATAAGGGAAAGATATTATATGGACTCAATTTTAATAAAAAGAATATTAAAAACGCAAAAAGAGCAATTATATTTGAATCCGAAAAATCAACCATATTATATGAATCTCTTTATGTCGGAAATAAAGCTGTATCAATAGGAGGAAGTAATGTTAGCATATATCAAACAGAACTTTTGAAACAATACAAAGTAGAAACAGTAGTTCTAGCTTTAGATAATGATTATTCTTTATTGCCGAATGAAAATGGTGAGTATGATAAATATTTTGGATTATATAAAATGTTAAAAGAAGCAAATAAGTTAGATGCCAAAGGTTTTAATGTCGAAATAGTTTATGACTGGGAACAGTCTTTTCTAGAAAACAAAGATGCCCCTATTGATAAGGGCAGAGAAATTTGGAATAAATTATATAGAAATAGAAAAAATTTTAATGAGCTAAAAGAAAAATATTTAAAGAAAGGAGAGAAAGATGAAAGAACTAAAGTGGAAATTGAGGACTTTTGATGGCATAGACTATAATAACATTAACCCCGGGCTTCTGCTTAGAGAAATGTTAAAATATAGAGGAATAGAAGATCCCGAAAGTTGGCTACAGGTATCAAAAGAAAATGAGAATGATCCAAGTCTATTAAAAAATATAGATGAGGCAACTAATCTATTACAAAGTGTTATTGTTGGTTTAGAAAATAAGCCAAGTAAAAAAATATATATACAAGTTGATGCTGATACAGATGGTTTTACAAGCAGTGCTATATTATATGAATTCATTAGTTCAATAAGTAATTGTGAAATAGAAATTGGTATACATGAGGGAAAAGAACATGGATTAGACTTAAAAGAAGCATTAGCAAGCAATGCGAATTTAATTATAGTTCCAGATGCATCTGGTAATCCAGAAGATTATAAAACTTTAAAGAAAAAAAATATACCAAGTATAATTTTTGACCATCACGATTATCCAGAAGAAGATTTTGATACAATTGTTGTCAATTGTAACTATGAGCCATATCCAAATAAAAGTTTATCTGGAGCAGGAGTTGTATTAAAAGCGTGCCAATATTTTTGTCATAAATATGATATAGATTACAACTTTGATAGATTGTATGCATTAGCATCTATAGGAATGGTTGCAGATGTAATGAGTTTACAAGAATTAGAAAATCAATATATTATTAGATATGGATTAAAACATATCAAAAATCACGAATTTTTCAATGAATTATTAAAAGATAGGATGGGCAATCCTGTAGAAGTTGTAACAATTAAAGATATAGGATGGTCTATAGGCCCTAATATAAATGCAGTAATACGATTAGGTTCAATGGAAGAAAAACAAATGTTGTTTAATACATTAATTTGTCCTAATGAAAATGTTAATAGTCAAAAACGTGGAGCTGATGGAGAAGTTGTGCCAAGATATGTTGAAATGTGTCGTATTTGTAAAAATTTAAAGGCTAAACAAAATCGACTTGTTCAATCAGCATTAAAAATAATTGAACCAGAAATAAATTTAAAACATAATCTCATATATTATATTGATGAGGAAAATGAATTACCTTTTGAATTATCTGGCTTAATAGCTAATAGATTACTAAGTAGTTATAAAAGACCAGTGTTATTATTAAAACACTTTCATGATTATGAAGATAATACTATGCCAGATTGTTGGGCGGGTAGTATGCGCAGTATAACTGCTGAAGGATTTGAAGATCCAAGAAGCATATTTAACGAAATGACAGGAGTTAGAGAATTTGCTGGACATGCAGAAGCCTGTGGAGCAAAAATATTTAAAGACAGTTTTGATGGGTTTTTAGCAGAAGCATATGAAAAGTTAGATAAGATAGATTTCGATAATCAACTTTATACAGTAGAAGCAGTAATCCCATGTCGACCTTTCAATGAGACACTAGGAAAACTATTTGCTCAAGAAGATATATGGGGAAGTGGAATTGAAAAACCTCTTATGATGATTACTGATATAGATTGTATCGGAGCTGAGTATATGGGAAAAGAAGGACAACATGTGAAAATCAATACACCCAAGATTGATATTGTTATATTTGATGATGTAGACTTAGTAAATAAACTAAAAGATAGTAAAAATTATACTATGAATGCCATCGGGACTATTTCTTGGAATGATTGGGAAGATCAACCTAAATTACAAATGATAGTAGACGGATATGAATTAATAGAAAAACAAGGTAACGAATGGAATGTATATGATTTTTAGGTTAATGTTTACATAATCTAGTTTTAAACATTATAATATTATTGTAAAACGAAAAAGGAGGATTAAAATGATTGAAAATTTAATAGACAAACATTTAAAAAAACAAGGTTTTATTAGAGTTCCTGCCTCTTGGTCTGATGATTATAAAAGATTAGTTGAAAAGCATTCTGCTGTATCTAAAGTCGTTAGAGAATTAGGAAGAGAATACAATGAGATATTAAGAGAACTTGCAGAATGTAAAGGAAGTACTTGGATAAAAAACGCTTTAAAAGAGCTTGGAGTAGAATTTAAAAAAGATATTAATAAAGAAGAGTTAATAAATCTTTATGTTCAAACATTCCAAGTTGAATTTGAAGATGACTTTGATGAGGAGATAACAAATGATGAGACTAATAAATAAGATATTATCTGCAAAAGGACTAAAGGCAGTAACAAATGGTGAATATGAAAATATTCAAAAGTATCGTGTAGCCAGAGGAGAATTAAAACAGACCATAGACGATTATAATAAAATATTATCTCTTTTTGTAAAAAATGCTACAATAAAACAATTAAAAGATATTTTAAAAGAAAAAAATATTGAGGAAATTCCAATAGAAAAAAAAGAATTACAACTAAAAGTAAGTCATTTATTGCAAAAAGAATTTAAGTAAAATACTTGACTCGTCGTATCTATATATATTATAATTATATTGATAAAAAAGAATGAGAGGTATAATATAAAATGTGTTATTCGGGAAAATGTAAATATGAACAATATTATGGAGATTGTGGATGGGATTTTAATCTTGGCAATATCCCCTTAGATGCACTATGTTATCAACAAAAAATATATACCTGTCTAAATAGAGAAAGTGAGCGAGTAAAGGATATGAAAATATTAAATAAAAATAAAAAATTAAAACATTCAAAAATGTTCATTGATTTGGATAGTTACAGAAAAATATGTGAAAAGTATGGAACTACGCTTACAGAGCACATAGAAAGAATTGAACGTTATCAAAATAAAGATGATGCAACTCCAGATATGCAAGATATTTCAATTATGTATGACGTATACATGTACATCACAAAAGTAATCCGTCCAAGGAGGTAAAACGATGTCAGAAGAAGAAAAAAATAACATAAAGGTTATTGCTGGACATAACTCTAGTATCCTTCAACAGATAGAGAGACTACTCACTTTTGTTGGGGAAATGGGAGCAATAGGCGAATATGAAAAAAGGGGTTTCACTAATATAAATGTTAATTTAGTTTTAAACGAAATTAGCAATAATCTTAATAATATAACTCAGAGTGTAAGAGTTATAGAACAAATGTCACAAGAATTATTACAAGAATATGACAAACCAAAAGAATAACTTTACAGTTATTCTTTTTTTATGATATAATATTTTTAGAAAAAAAGATTAAGAAAAAAGATTTTGAGGAGGAGACGATATGAGATATGCTAATTTACATTCCCATACAGATTATTCGAACACTAGGCTTATTGATTCAATAATTAAAATTCCGACTTTAATAGATACTTCTCATTCATTAGGATTATGTGCAGTCGCTTGCACCGATCATGAATTTTTAGGGGGGCATTTAAAAGCTTTAGAGTATTTGAAGAAGAAGCAGTCTGAAAATCCAAATGACGAGACATGGCAAAATTTTAAAGTCGTGTTGGGTAACGAAATATATTTATGTCGTAATGGTCTAGATAAAGATACTGTTGAAAAAGGCGAAAAATATCCCCATTTTATTCTATTAGCTTTAGATAATGAGGGACATCGACAATTAAGAGAATTAAGTTCTAGGGCATGGGAAAGAAGTTATATGATGTTTTTAAAACGTGTCCCTACGTGGTATTCTGATTTAGAAGAAATTATTATGCCAAATCAAGGACATATTATAGGAACTAGTGCCTGTATTGGAAACATATTGGGAATATGGTTTGAAAGAAAAGAATTTGATAAAGTAGAGCAACATCTATTGTGGTGTCAAAAAGTCTTTGGAGAAAACAATTTTTATTTAGAAATGTCTCCAGCAGCATATGAAGAACAGATTGAATATAATAAATATTTAATAGAATTACACAATAAATATAACATTCCTCTAACGATTGCAACTGACGCTCATTATGCTAGACCAGAAGATTTCCCAATACATGAAGCTTTCTTAAAATCAAAGGACGAGGAAAGAGAAACTGTTGATTTCTACCGATATACTTATCTTATGTCTTCTGATGAAATTTATCAACTAATGAGTTATCTTCCAAAAGATTTAATTACCGAAGCATTAAATAATACCATTTCTATCGCAGATAGAGTCAAGGGATATAACTTATATCATGGACAAGTAATACCACGTTTACCCGATGATAGGGATATAAGTAATTTTGAATATTACTTAAAAACAAGTAGAGTAAATCCGAAATATGAATATATAAATAAATATATTACATCTCCTTATGAAGATGATCGTTATGGAGTATTTTTAGTATTAGATGCTTTGAAAAAAATGCAGTTACCACAAGAACGATTAGAGAGACATTTGAAACAAATTGAATTAGAATTGGAAGAGATGTGGGTAGTAAGCGATAAAATACAACAACGATTGATGTCATATTTCTTAACAATTAAAGTCGTAATAGAGAAAATATGGTCTGAAGTCGGTTCGATAACTGGAGCTGGTAGAGGTTCTGGTCCTGCTAGTTTAGTATGTTTCTTGTTAGGAATTTGTGATGGAGATCCTTTAGAGCAGGGTTTCGATTTATGGTTTTATCGTTTTATACATCGAGAAAGAGCAGAGTTGCCAGATTGGGATTTTGATTCAGAAGCAAGTAAAAGAGAGACAATTTCACAGATGGTATATAAAATGTGTAAAGATATAGGCGGAGATTCTGTGTCAGTTTGTACTTTTGGAACAGAGGGTTCTCGTTCTGCAATTCTAACTGCTTGCCGTGGGATGGGGCTATCAAATGATATCGGACAATATCTTTCAAGTTTAATTGGGCAAAATAGAGGTTTTAGCTATTCACTAGAGGATACTTATTTTGGAAATCCAGATAAAGATATTCCGGCATCAAAAGAATTTAAAAATGAAATAGATAAATATCCCAATCTTTTTAAAACAGCATGCGCTATATCTGGTTTGATTACAAGACTTGGACAACACGCATGTGGACATGTATTATATAATGGAAGTATTTACGATATGAATGCATTAGCAACAACGCCAAATGGAACGCGAGTAACTCAGTTCGATCTTGGAGACAGCGAGAAGATGGGATCAATCAAATATGATTTTCTATCAACAGATGCTTTAGATAAAATTCATGTTTGTATGGACTTATTAATAAAAGATGGATATATTGAATGGCAAGGAAGTTTGCGTGCGACATATAATAAATATCTTCATCCAGATGTATTAGATAGAACAACTAAAGAGATGTGGGAGATGTTAAATGCTGGTAAAATTATTAGTGCATTTCAAATGGATTCTGTTGTCGCAAAACAGACACTAGCAAGTATCCATCCATCTTCTTTATTAGAGTTAGCTGCGACAAATAGTTTAATGAGATTGGTGCCTGAAAAGGGTCACAAATCGCCAGCAGAAGAATATCTTGAATATAAACTAAATCCACAAAAATTAAAAGATGAAGTATATAGTCTTAATGGAACAGATAAAGAAAAAAAGATATTGTATGAATATCTAAAGAAATATAATGGAGTACTGGAATCTCAAGAAAATATGATGCAAATAACGATGATACCAGAATTTACAAATTTTAGTTTTAGTGATGCATCTAAATTAAGAAAAATTGTTGCCAAGAAAAAACTAAAAGAAGTAGATAGTTTTAGAGAATATTTTTTAAAAACCGGTATCGAAAATGGATGCTCAGAAGACATTCTTAAATATATATGGGATGTCCAAATTAAACGCCAGCTTGGGTATAGTTTCAATCTTACACATTGTACTTACTATTCTCTTATTGGGTTGCAGGAAATGAATTTAGCTTATCATTACCCATCAATTTATTGGGCGACTGCTGTTATTACGGTAGAAGCAGGAGCATTAGGAGAAGAAGATAACGGAGGGGTTAATTACGCTAAAGTAGCTGCCGCAATTGGACGTGTTCAATCAGAAGGGTATAAAGTAGAATTACCTGATATAAATATTGCTGAATTTGGTTTCGTCCCAGATGTACAAAAAGATGCAATTGTATATGGATTAAAAGGTATAAGCGAAATCGGAGATGAACTCGCAAAAAGGATAATTAAAGAAAGACCATATAATAGTGTAGAAGATTTCATTACAAAGATACAACCACAAAAGAAACAAATGATCAATCTTATTAAAGCGGGAGCTTTTGATGCTTTTGGAGAAAAAAGAATTATTATGAATAATTATTTATTGTCTATAACCCCTCAAAAAACCCGAATAACGCTTCAAAATATGAATAGTCTTATAGAATATAATTTAATTCCAAAAGACCTAATTTCGTATAAATATTTATACAATTTTAATAAGTATCTAAAAGATTTAGAGATTCCAGAGGGATATCGACTAAACGAGAGGGCTATAAATTTCTTATGTAAAAATTTTCCAAATATAGATATTTCTAATGGTCTTTTAGATACAAAGGTTTGGAAGAAAATATATGATAATGAAATGACAGGTATAAAAGATTGGATGAAAAGTAATGAGGAGGAATTAATTCAGCAAATACAAAAATGTGATGTAAACAAAATCTGGGAACAATACTGTAATGGAAACGACAGTAGTTGGGAGATGGAAGTATTAGGATTTTACTACTCAGGACATGAATTAGACTCTTTGGAAGAAAGTCAAATAGATATTGCACATTTAAAAGATGGAGATTACAAACATACTGTTTCCATTTGCGGAACTGTATTGGGCAAAGACGCTTATAAGCATATGGTTACATTATTAACTACTACTGGAGTTGTGACGTTAAAATTCACTGGAGAATTATTTGCTAATTATAATAAAATTATAAGTGAGATGACTGCCGAAGGTAAAAAAACATTAGAAAAATCTTGGTTTAATAAGGGAACTCTTCTAATTGTAAATGGATACAAATCTGGAGAAGTTTTTAGGGTTCGTTCGTTATCTAAGATATTAGAAATAGATTCTTCAGGAAAAGTTAAATCAACTAAATATCGATATGGAGAGGGATAATTTTTATGATAGGAATTCTTGATTGGGATCTACTTTCAACAAAAAAATTCTGTAATTATAACTTCGGCGTTCTTCTTGTAAGCTCATACTATTTAGAGCAGGGGATCAAGTGCAGATTAATATTAGATATAAGTTATGATAACTTGAAAAAATATAATAAAATATTTGTATTTAAAGATTATAAAACAAAAAGTGTCCCACTAAATTTTATTCCAAAATATTTATTTTTACCAATAGAGGAATATGGGGAAGGCTTTCCAAATAGACCTCAATTTCCAGATTTGCCCAAGATTATTTATACAAAAATTAACACGTATATTTATAAACCATTGTTGTATTACATTTCAGAAGGAGGGAAAAATTTTATCTTAGATAAAGATTGGAGAAGAGATTTTTTCCCCTCTAAACTTTTCTTTGAACAAGATGGAGAACTCTTGCTAAGAGAAGAAGGAATACACAAAAAAATGTACATTTATGATAATCCCCTCTTATTTTTCAATTCTGATGTTGGGATTGAAAAGATGACAGAAATTAAAAAGAGTAGTATAATTAAATTTGTAAAACCCATTTGTATAAGTAAGATAGAACCCAAATATTGGGCGTGGTTATTTAATAATAAAACTATTCGAGGTTTTAAAAATAGTTTGTACGGAATTGAAGATGATCCTTATTGGATGGAGTTTTATGAATGGATTCAAAACCACCACACTCCTGGTAATATAAAAATAACAATAAAAACTAAAACAGGAAAAGTGGAAACTTTAAAAAAACAAGGAGGGAAGATTTATGGAAACTATAGATTTGAAAGAAATGACAAAAGAGCAGTTAACAACTCTTTTACAGAAAAAAATATTCCAATTGGGTATGAATGGGTTACAACAAAACGATATAATGAAGGTAATCAACGAAGTAGAGAAAGAATTAGCGAGACGAAAAGAAGCAAATATCTCCCAAGCGAATACGCAAAAAGAAGAAAACAAGCAAGATGGAAATATAACGCAATCCGTTCAGGAAGATTCTAATGAACAATAAACAACAGAATCTATACAATCTATTAGCAGAGCGAGGTTTCGAGATAACAAATATCGAAGATTATAAAAATGCAGACAGTTTATTAAGTATCGTTTGTTCAATGGGGCATCGTCAAACCGATACATTTAACAATTTTCAAAAAAATAATTGGGAATGTATAGAGTGTATCAAGGCGGAAGAAAAACAAATACGTTCAACAAGAGGATATTTGTTATCTCTAGATGCTGCAACTAACACAACAGGTTGGGCAGTGTTAAATAAATATGGACAATTAATAAAAAGTGGATATTTTACTGCAGACAAAAAATTACCCTTAATGAGAAGAATTAATCAGTTAATAGATGAAATAGAAAGACTAATAAAAGAATATCAAATAGAGATTTTAGCAATAGAAGATATACAACTAGAATACAATACTTTAGTATTTAAAACTCTAGCGATGTTACGAGGAATACTTTTTTATCATTTTGAATATGAGAAAGGAATAAAAGTATACTCTTATGGTGCAGATATGTGGAGAAGTTATTCAAACATAAGAGGGACAAAAAGAGAAGACAAAAAAGAAGCAACTTTAGTCAGAGCAAAGTTAATTTATGAAAGAGATTTTGAAGAAGATGAGGCCGATGCCTTATTTCTTGGAAAATACGTTTACTCACAATTAGATAAACCAGAAGAAGAAATTCATGAATTAATAAATTTTGGAAAGGAGAAAAAAGAGCTATGAAAGAAAAAAAAGATTGGACAGGAAATAAAAAAAGTACATTTGTAACTCTCGGAGCATCAAATCATACGGATCATTCCAGAGCTTGGTTGGATTTTTATGCAACTTCTCCAACAGCTATTACCAGATTATTAGAGAAGCATCAAATCCCGAGAATGCCAATATGGGAAATTATGGCAGGAGAAGGTAATCTAGAGAAGCCGCTAGAAGCAGCCGGTTATAGTGTTATCACGAGTGATATTGTAGAACGTAGAGAAAAATTAGATTATGTGGAAGACTTTTTTACAACTACCGAATTACGAGCTCCGATCATATTAACTAACCCAGCCTATTCTATCGCAATGGAAACTGTATTACATTCTATTGAACTTGGAGCGGAATATATTTACATGTTTTTAAAAACAACTTTTTTAGAAGGACAAAAAAGATACGAACAATTATTCTCTCTATATCCGCCTAAGGAAATTTGGGTTTTCAGTAGAAGAGAACAGTGTGCAATTAATAATGACGAAAGAGAATTTCAAAAATCAAGTGCAGCATCTTATGCTTGGTTTATATGGGAAAAAGGTTTTAGGGGAAATCCAACGGTGCATTGGATTTAAGGAGGTGTGATATGAAAATAAAAGTTATAAAACGAAATGGAAATGTTGTAGATTTCAATGAAGAAAAAATCAGAAACGCAATAACTAAAGGTTTCTTAGATTATGGAGAAATAACTGAGGAAAAGAAAATATTTATTAAAGATGTAATAAAAGATATACAAACAGAAGCACAAAAATATACAGATGGGATAGAAGTAGAAGAAATCCAAGATATAATAGTAGCTAAAATGAGAAAGGCTGGCTTTCGCAAAGTAGCAAAAGGCTATCAAGAATACAGAGAGAAAAGAGCAAAAGCTAGGGAATTAAGTAACGTTTTAGACATTTTATCAAATGAGGCAACAGAAGAAAAAAACGATAATGCGAATGTTAACGGTTATACTCCGTCTGGAAGGCATCTACACATTTCTGAAGATGTAATAAAAAGTTATATGAAAAATTATTTTTTCTCAAAAGATGTTACAGAAGCGATAAATGCTGGGATTATTTATCCTCACGATTTAGGATGGGGAACAACAACAATGACTTGTGTTCAAATTGATTTACCAAAATTATTTAAAGATGGTTTTAGTACAGGACACGGATATTTAAGAGAACCATCAAATATAAAAACTGCATTTTTACAATCTGCTATCGCAATACAGAGTAACCAAAATGATATGTGGGGTGGACAAAGTATTCCTAATTATGATTATGCTCTAGCTCCATACGTACTAAAAACTTTTAAGAAACATCTTAAAAAATTATTAGCTTATGAAGATGCTAAGAAACATGAGAGTGCTAGCATTGCTTTGGAATCATTATTAAAACAGGTAGACGAAATAAAAAGTATAGAAGATGTTATACCCGGCTATGAATATATCTGTAAGGCAGCATATGCTTATACTCAAGAAGACACATTCCAGGGAGCAGAATCTTTGGTTCATAACTTAAACTCAATGGCATCCCGTGCTGGTTCACAAGTTCCATTTAGTAGCTTAAATTTTGGAATAGACACAAGTCCAGAGGGAAGAATGGTTTCAGAGTATCTATTAAAAGCTCAAATGGCAGGTTTAGGAAAACACGAAACACCAATATTTCCAATCTTAATTTATACATTAAAAAAAGGTGTTAACTTTGAAAAAGGAGACCCAAATTATGATATCTTCAGATTGGCAATGGAATGTTCAAGTAAGAGATTATTCCCAACATATGCTTTTGTTGATGCAAGTTTTAATTTACCATATTATGAAAGAGATCCTTATTATGGTATTATAAACACAATGGGCTGTCGTACGAGGGTTATGGCTAATGTTAATGGTCGTGAGGGAGCGTTTGGAAGAGGTAATATTTCTTTTACGTCTATTAATCTACCATTATTAGCTTTAAGAGCAAAAGGAAATGTTGACAAATTCTTTAAAGAATTGGATTATGCTTTAGAAATTGCTGACAAAGAACTGCTAGAAAGATATGAAGGACAGTGCCAAAATCGTAAATATAATTTTCCAAGTCTAATGGAGCAAGGAATTTGGCTTGGTTCAGACGACTTAGCGCCAACAGATGAAATAAGAGACGTTGTTAAACAAGGAACTTTATCTATAGGTTTTGTTGGTTTAGCAGAATGCTTAATTGCCTTAACTGGAAAACATCATGGAGAATCTCAAGAATCTGATGAATTAGGATACAGTATTATTAAGTATATAAGAGATTACTGCGATAAAAGGGTCAAAGAAACTCACTTGAATTTTAGTTGTTTAGGAACACCAGCAGAGACATATTGCAAAACAGCGTTAGAACAAGCTCGTAAACAATTCGGAATCATTCCAGGGGTAACAGATAGAGCATACTTTACCAATAGCTCACATATCCCAGTGTGGTATAATATCTCAATTGCAGATAAGGCAAAAATTGAAGGAAAATATCATAATCTTGAAAACGCAGGTCACATATTTTATTGTGAAGTTGATGGAGATATTTCAAAGAATATCGATGCTTTTGAAAACATATTACATATTATGTCTGATGCTGATGTTGGATATGGAGCAGTTAATATCCCAATAGCAGAATGTACTGTTTGCGGATGCAGTTGGAGAGGAAGTAACGATGTACATGTTTGCCCAGGATGTGGCAGAGATGAGAGAGAACCAATAGATTAGTAAGGAGGGATAAACAAATGGAAAAAGAAACTTTAAAAAATAAAATAAAAAGAATTATACCTTTTAGAAGAATTCAAAGAATAACTGGTTATTTAACGACTCCTGGTCGTGAAAATGCTGGTAAAAAAGCAGAAATAAAAGATAGAGTAAAGCATCAAAAGATTGAGGAAAAAAGCAGTGAAAAGGAGGCTTAAAATGATATCTTTCTTAAAAATTGCTTTTCCAGCCTTAATGGTAACTGGAGCTCTAGGAAGTCTTGTTGTAAACATTATTAGTAAGGGAGACAAAGCTACGTCATTACAATGGATAGGAGCAAGTCTTCTCTATACTGCTTTATTATTTAGAAACAAATAGGGTCTATAAAAGACCCCTTTATTATACGTATAAGGAGGATTATATGAACGAAAAATTACATCAGGAACTATTAGATTATATACATAAATTATATATTACCAAAAATAAAGACTATGGCTCATCAGTCCATGATACTTATATAAAATATGGTTTTACTTCTTATTTAGTTCGTTTAGAAGATAAACTAAACAGAGCGAGGATAATTAGCCAAGGAGAAGCAAAAGTGTCTGATGAAAAATTAGAAGATACTTTACTTGATTTAGCAAATTACGCAATTCTTGCTGTTATGGAATTGCAAGGAGGAAATAAGTAGTGGTTAAAGAAAACTTAGCAGGGAAAAGATTTGGTAAGCTTACTGTCGTTTCTCCTGCTCCAAACAAAGGTAATAAAACTTGTTGGAATTGTTTGTGTGAATGTGGTAATTATACAATAGTCAGTTCTACACATCTAAAAGACGCGCATACAGTAAGTTGTGGATGTTACCATAAACAAAGAGCGAAAGAAACTAACCTAAAAGTAAATAAATATGAAATCAATGGAGAGAAAACTTATATTATAGATAATAAAGGGAATAAGGCTATTATAGATACAATTAACCTACAGGACGTGCTTAAATATTGCTGGAGCATGAATTTAGGTGGTTATTTTGTAACTGGAGGTAATGGAGGTATGTCTTTACATCAATATATAATAAAATTAAACAATAAGAAATATACCCCATTTAAAAATCATATTGACCATATTAACCGAAATAAATTAGATAATAGGTCTAAGAATTTACGAGTTGTATCTCCTTCAGTAAATCAACTAAATAGAGATAAGAAGAGTAAGAATCCAACTGGTTTAGTCGGAGTATCAATTTATGGTAACAAATATAGAAGTAAAATAAGGATAAATGGAAAATCCTATAGTAAGGCTGGCTTTAATACGCCAGAAGAAGCGTACGAGTGGCGTAAAACACTCAAGGAGATGATGATATATTAGTAAGTTATTTTTCCGCTACGGGGCAATGAATGCTGGCAAAAGCACAGCTCTTTTACAAGTAAAACATAATTATGAAGAACGTGGTATGTCAACATTATTATTAAAACCAGCCATTGACACAAAAGGTGCGAACAAAGTTGTTAGTCGAATAGGAATAAATGCGTCTGTTGATATATTATTAGATAAAACAGACGTCATAATGACAAAAGTACCCCTTCAAAAACCAAACGCTATTATTGTTGATGAAGCTCAATTCTTAACAGCTCAACAAGTAGATGAACTTTATTTAATAAGTAAGATATATGATATAAGTGTTTTATGTTATGGATTAAGGACCGACTTCCGCACAAACGGTTTCGAAGGTTCTACTCGTTTATTAGAAATAGCTGATGATATTGAAGAACTAAAGACGATATGTGCTTGTGGTAAAAAAGCCACTTTTAATATTCGTAAGATGAATGGTATACCAATATTTGACGGGGAACAAGTTTTAATAGATGGAACAGATAAAATTGAATATGAAGCCGTATGTGGTAAATGCTTGATTAAACAAAAAGGGAGAGTGAGATAATGGCAAAAACTGAAATATTAGAATATAATGTTAATTGGAATAGCATAAAAAGAGCTTGCATGAGAACTATTGGTAAAGATGCCGGAGATAAAGAACCACCAGAAACATGGAAAAAGAAAATTTTAATTTGCAGACATAGCCCAATAAGAAAAGGGTGGATCACTTGGAAATGGTCAGATATTCCATACGCAATTAGTACACACTTTGCACGCCATCACGAGGGTACTGAAAAATATATATCTACTTCTAGAGCAGATAGAACGGAAATTAAAGACAGATCTCAACGTAGTCAAATGGATTCGGTCTCTATGGAAATGGATGCGAATATTGAGGGCTTAATCAACATTGCGGGTCGTCGTTTATGCACTTGTGCAGATCCTACTACTAGAGAATATACTGAAGATTTACGTGAACAAATAGAAAAATATGATGATACTATCGCATGGGCTATGGTGCCACAATGTGTTAGAGCAGGTGGATGTTGCGAACCTTTTTCTCAATGCAAATATTATGAAAATTTTGCTAAAACGCTATCTAAAGAAGAACAAATGGATTTAGTAACAAGATTAGATAAATATAACGAATACCGTGGTAAGATTTTATCTCTTACTAAAAAGAAACAGGATTAAACCTGTTTTTTTATTGACACAATGTCCTTTTTTTTGTTATAATATATTTGAATAAAGAAATGTAAAGGAGAAAAATATGCAAAAAAATGTAGAAGGTTTTTTAGAAAAGCTAAGTGAATTAAGCTTATCTTATGGCATTGCAATAGGTGGATGTGGATGCTGCGGTTCTCCGTATTTAATAAATATAGATGGAGAGACTGAAATAAACGGTCTTCAGCATGATGAATTAGAGTGGAACGAAGATCATTATATAATAAAAAATATATATGAAACACCAGAAGAAATGAAAGTAGAATAAGGAGGTAAAATATGCATGCAATAGTAGCAGTTATACATCGAGAACAAAATTTTGATGAAGAATGGTTTTCTAGATTTTGTTGGGATAATACAATCTATTATGAAAGAGCATATCGAACAAATAGTTTAGAAGAATCTTTAGAACAAGTAGAAGAGTACATTTCTTATCTTAAAAAGAATAAGCAAGAAGATCATGATTGGTATGATACAGTATTGACAGAATTGATGTCCAAAGAAACAGAACGTGAAAGAATTGAATTTGTTGCCGATCAAGACGGGTATTATGTAGATGATAATAATAGAATATATGAAGAATATAATCCAAATGGTTTTTGTGATTGGTTTGTAGTTGGAGGACGCTGGAGTAATTTACTTGAAAGTTATAGAGGAGAAAAGGCAGACACAATGAAACTGAAAGACTTTATGGGATTTTCTGAACCTGAGTTCAACTCTCCTTATGGCGTTGTTTTAGAATATAAGGGCGAAGAATGGCTTGAAGAATTTGGGCAAGGCGGAAAAGAGTGGTTTGATATTTTAAATGAAGCTCGAGATTATAGTGATTACGAAGGAGAAGATTTATATATCACGATGGTAGATATCCATCAGTAGGAGGAAATATGACTAAAATAGCGGGAGTAATACATAATAGTGTTGTTGATGGTCCTGGTTTAAGGACTACTATTTTCTTTTCTGGTTGTCGTAGAAATTGCCCTGGATGTCATAATCCAGAAGCTCAGTCTTTTGATTATGGAAAAGAAATCTCAGAAGCAGACATAGACAAGTTAATAGAAGAAGCAATTAGTTCTGGAGATGCGGGAATTACATTATCGGGAGGACATCCATTGGAACCAGAGAATTATAAAATAGCAGAAACTATAATAGACAAAGCGAAAGCTAAAGATCTTGATGTATGGCTTTATACGGGTTACATTTTTGAACAAATTCCGTTGATGTATATGGATTTGATATCAAAAGTAGATGTACTTGTTGATGGTCCTTTTATTCTTAATAAAAGAACTCTTGAATGTCCATTTAGAGGATCGTCAAATCAACGCTTAATAGATATACAAAAAACGTTTGAGAAAGGAGAAATAATATTATGGGAATAACCACACAAGAAACTGAAACAGAATCAATTATAGAAAATAAAACAGAGGAACGAGAAAACGCACTTGTGAAACATGCTCGACATGAATTAAATTTAATTTTAGAAGAAGCAAAAACAGATGGGGACGAAGAAGATATACGTATGCAAAAAGTATTTAATGACGGTATCTTAAAAGTAGTAAATGCTTTTGCAGATTGTGGTCATAGTGGATTCAGTGCTTCTCTAGCAATAAATTATCTTGATCGACTACTTAGATTTAAACCGCTTATGCCACTAACTCTTGAAGATGATGAGTGGAATGAAGTTGGTATCCAACATAGTGAAGATAATCAAGTAAAAGTTTATCAAAACAACAGAGCTTCTAATGTATTCAAAGAAGATGATAAATTTGATGGTAAACCTTATTGTATAGATGGACCAAATGGAGAAATTGTTACGTTAGAAGAGTATCCAAGAGTATATTTCGGAGATTTTAGAACAGCAAAAGAAATTGAAGAGCAAAATAAAAAAGAGGAGGAAAAAAGTCATGCTACTGAAGCGTAGAGAATTTGAGATGGTCTCTCGACAAGAAATAGAAAAAACAGAAGAATTAAAAAAATGTAATTTTTATGATCCACATTTTAGAGGGTCATTTAAACTACATTTTCAGCCCCGTAGAGCGACAAAGAATAGCGCAGCGTATGATTTATACTCTCCTATACGAATTGTTCTTAAGCCAGGCGAAATAGCCAAAATACCAACGGGTTTTAAGATTAAAATGCCAAAGAATGAAGCATTCTTTATTTATATAAGAAGTTCTTATGGAGCTAAAGACATTATATTGCCTGCAGGTGTAAATATTATAGATGCAGATTATTACAACAATCCTAAAAACGAAGGTCATTTTTTCATTTGCATTAAGAATAATAGTAAAAAAGATTTTGTCATTGAAGAAGGAGACCGAATTGCCCAAGGAGTATTTCAAAAATATTACACTTGTGGTGAAACTGTAAAAACGAAAAGATCTGGAGGATTTGGTAGTAGCGGTACCAAATAGGAGGTAAAATATGGACAATGATTTTCAAAAACTATTTCCATACTTTGAACAAAATAAAAAATTTACATATTTAGATAGTGCCAATACTTCTCAAATTTTAGGGAGCTGTTTATCTAGTATGATAAAAGTATATTCTAATTACAATTACAATATTGGAAGAGCTTCCTATAGCGGCGCTCGTTGGACTCAACAATTAAAAGATTGGTCTTTACAAGTATATGCAGACTTTATTGGAACTAAACCAGATAATATTATATTAACAACAGGAGCAACAGAAGGACTAAATCTTATAGCTTATTCATATTGTAGTATGCTTCATAAAATAAAGAAAAAAGCCGTTTTATTGACGACTAAATTAGAACACGCTTCGGCAATAATGCCCTGGATGGTATTTGGTAAAAACATTGTTGATATAAAATATATAGATTTAAAAGAAGATTATACTCTGTCGATAGAAAACTTTAATAAAGCTGTCAAAGAATATAATCCCGATATTGTTCTTTTATCTAGTATGACCAATACAACGGGAGAAATTAGACCAATAAAAGAGATTGGAACTATCACAAAAGAAAAACATATCACTTTTATTGTAGACCACGCTCAGGGAGCAGCCCATGTTCCAATAAATGTAACAGAGTGCAATATTGATTTCTTAGCATTTTCCCTACATAAAATGTATGGACCTAAGGGAATTGGAGTATTATATGCAAAAATACCAAATTTTATAAGACCAATGAAAGTTGGAGGAGGAATGAATAAATATTTTCTTCCTGAAGGAGAATATGAATTCTTAGACAATAATGATAAAATGTACGCAGGAACAGAAAATGTTCCAGGTGCATTCGCAGGTACAGACGCCGCTCTAACTCTAAGTCAAAGCTGGGATATAATACAAATGCAAGATTTGTATCTTGGATTATTCGCACATAGATTACTATCTAAATTGCCCAAAATAAAAATATATTCTAATCCTCAAAGTCCAATTTTATTATTCAATATAGATGGATTTGAAGCCTTAGATGTTATGAATTATTTAGATAAGAAAAATATTTTTATTCGAGCTGGAAATCATTGTTCTAAATTAACTAAAGACCTGTTCGGATTGTCAACTTGTAGAGTGAGTTTAGGAATTTATAATTCAGAAGAAGATTTGATGAAATTATATAAAGCATTAAAAGAAATGGAGAGTGAGGTATTGTGCTTAGAAAATGTCCAGGACCAAAAAACTGCAAAGTCAGAAAATGTGGAACAGATAAGTGTCCGTTAAAGAAAAAAACATTATTAGATAGAATAAAAGAGATATTTAAAAAGAGAGCTTAATTGCTCTCTTTTTTAATTGTTTGAAGCACTAGAACCCTCAATTAATATTCCATTTATGAATTTTAATGTAATATCTTTTGATAACAAATCACCACCACGAACCTTATAAGTGCGAGAAACCGCATCTTTTCTCGATCCACTGTAAGAGTCGGATACACTTATTGGTCCATTAATTTGAATTCCAGCTCCTCCTTTCAATTCTAATTTACCACCCGAACCGGATGTTTGTATGGCCACGTTTACTGAGCTAATAGTTGTTTTGGCTCCACTTGTTATAGTCTGGTTTTCAGTACTTTGTAATCTCATTCCGTCATTTAATAAATAAGTTCCTCCTTGTCCAACTTGAGGATAGAAAGCGGCTGAACCATTTGGTCTAATAGTAGCATGATCACTTACAAAACCATTTCTACCATCTATTTGCCACCCTCCTATATTTCCACCATAAGCGTAAATAGTGCCTCTAAAAGTTCCGCTTGTTGCATCAATACTTCCTTTAAAAGAACCACTAGTGGCTGTAATTTTACCTGTTATATTTACATTACTAGCTGTAAGATTACCTCCATTATCTACATTGAAGTTACCAAAGCTTAAAGAACCGCCAGTCATTGTCAAATTACTACAACGAACTGAACCATCGTGTCCAACTCTAAAAGGTGCATTTTCTGTATTATTTACATCTGCTCCAGCCCAAAAGGCATAATGTCCACCACTAACAGCATCCATTCCAACTTGTGGACCGTAAAGCGTATCTCCTTCTATGATATACCCACCAATCTTTCCAGTTGTTGCAGTTAAATCTCCCTCTATAGTTGCTTTAGTTGCCTTCATTGTACCATCATGCTTTACCCAGAATTTAGCATGACTTGGGTCTGTATTACCAGCCCAAAAAGCGTAATTATTTAAACTACTATTATCGGAACTCATTCCAACTCCGCCTTTTTTAAGAGCAGTACCGCTAATGTCCCATCCGCCAATATCTCCGCTTTTAGCTTTTATTCTTCCTGCAAAATAAGCATTTCCACTTTTTGCGTCTAAGAAGAAAGAAGTTTTATCATCTGGTATAATATTTGGGGAAGAAGCATCCACTCCATCTTTACTAATAGCAGTAATTCCTTTACCATCAATTATAATATTAGCTGTCTTTCCTATATTAGACACAGAAATTGTATTAGAATCAATTGTTCCGGCTGATAAAGCTTTAATACTAATTTTTCCTGCGTTTAATATATTCTCCCATGTCGTTCCACCATTAGTTGACGAGAATATACCTTTTCCTGTATATTGCATTCTTAAATCTGCATTTTCTCTGTCTGTCGTAATAATGCCATTTTCGCCTAATAAAACCGTACCATTGTTAGACATTATAGTTAATTTACCACTATTGTCATCTAATGAAGCACTAACAGTATCTTGTGCGATAGTTCCATCCGACTTAATTACAGCACTACGGTTATATATCTGTTCCTTAGAATAAATAGTATTGGCTGCTGTAACTAACTTGCCTATTAATTCTTCTGTGTTTGTGTCTACTGTTTCAATCGTTATTTGATGATTTGCAGGATTAGATAAACTTCTTACAACACTTGTAATATTGGCTTTTTCTTTAACTATACCAAGTTTATTATCTGTAACATAACAATAATCTCCTGGATTAGGCAATACTAATTCTGGCTTATTCAAACGATATACGATATCATGATACACATCTTCTGTCATTGTAGAATATTCAGGTAAACCAGAAACATCGACAACACCTAATTCATATGTAATTAAAGGTCTATGATATAAGTTCAATGCTTTTAATCCCGCATACCATAAATTATAAATATAAACCATTGTATCGTCAGTAAATACACCTTCTACAATGTAATCGCCATATTTTTCTCTAAGACTATGCTCTAATGAAGTAATCTTATTTTCCAATATCTTAACTCTTTCAAGCAATAATGTAATAGCAGTTTCTACTTCTGCGATTTTTTCTAAGGCGTATTGTTTGTTAATTTCTTCCGTTATCAATCTATTTCTTGCATTATAATAATTATGAGCCAAAGAAGTCTCTTTAGGATCACCTGGCATTCCGTCTGGTATCATATCAATATTAGCAGGTGGATTAAACCAATATTTCAATGCATCACTAGCGGTATCATAATCTGTTTTAGGATATAACTCTTGCTCCCTTAACTCTTCAAAAAGACCAGTACCTCTATTTCTAGCTTCTAAGCTTCCATCAGGACTATAAAGCCATTCTTTTTCTCTTTTCTCTGCATCTGCTTTTGAATCTTTAAGGTCTCCCTCATTCCAGCCAAGATAATAACTAATTGTATCTTTAAAAGAATATGTATTAGCGTACCAGTAGACATCTCCGGTGTCTTTTACTTTTACCATATTACCTATTTTAGGATTTGGAAAAGCTTCGGCTATTTTGTCAAATGTTGGCACTTCTACTGCTTCTGACTTAGAATATTGAACTTCAGCTAAACTCCATCCCTCTGTTTTAAAATCAGCTCCAGGAGGATAAAGATAAAGACCACTATCTTTTAGTGAAGTAACTCCATTTTTCGTTTCATAAATTGCATAAGTCGTTCTCAAAGATTTGTCAATGGCTTCTGCTGCTATTTTACTTTCGTCATAAGTATTATTCCAATTCAATAATTCTTGACTTAATGTGCTATATTCTTTAAGCAATGGAGCTCTTTTTTTATTCAAATGACTTATCGGTAAAATAAAATTATATTTAATATCATTAACCTGTTCTTCTGTCATTAATTTTCTGTCTAAGAAATAAGAAAAATCCATTATATAGTTATCTGCATATGGAGATAGTACTTCCCACCAATGATAGAATTGCCCCTTATCTACCCATTGATCATTTTCTCTATCAAATCTTCTTTCAAAAGTAATAATATTACTTGCCTCAGAGGGCTCTGAACTTAAATAAGTATCGAACCAAGCGTTTGCTTCTGGAATCCAAGAATAATACGAATCTTGTTCTTTAACGAATACTGTTTGTCCCAATTCCCCTGTCGCAGGTAATTGGTCTAAACTATTTACTTCAGGTATAGCTCCAGTCCCCCAAGAACTAATCGGCAATTCACCAACTAAGAATGTATTTGTAATAGGTAATCTTTTGCCATCTTTTTTAGTTTTTTCTATTAATTGATCCCAAGTATATTTTTTTAAACTAATCTTAGCATACTGTCCCTCTCTTGGATTAGCTACTCTAGCATTTAAATCATCCAAAGAATTGTAATCTGCTAAATAATACTCTGGATTTACTCTATTACAATCTTGTATGTACACTTGTCCATTCAAGTCTTCTCCGCCGTATACCCATAATTTAGATACGGCTTTTTCTCCATCTTGAGTAATTCTACTACTTTTCAAATTATCTCTATATAGATATGTTAATCCATTGTCTTCCCCAGGAACTGATTTTAAATTAACAATCTTATTAACATGATCAAAACGAGGATAACATTTAAAAGCATTGCATAGTTCAGATATTGCGTTATATGCATTAGAATTGTCGAAATATAAATAAGTACTTAATTCAACTTTCTTAGGATTTACTACTCCATCTTCGGCTAATTCAACAGTTCCGTTGTCTATATATATCTTATCTACTTCTCCGACTTTCCATCCGGTACCTTCTAAGATATAATCTAAGTATTTATCTGCATAGTTAGGAGCAAGATAAGGTTTTTGTGGATCTAATTTTGCCCATTTTCCCTTTAGAGTATCTTTTGTTTTAAACACTTCTCTTTTATTCTTATGCGTATCTTCCCAAGTATCATTTACATATTGCCAAACAGTTCCAGTTTCGATGACATACATTGTTGCTCCGCCAGTATAAGAAGGAACAGTATCATCTAAATTTTCTACCTTATATTTAGTTCCTAGAAAATCATTTGGGAATTCAAAATCTAAGGTTTCATATATATCATACAAAAGTCTACTATTTTCTCTATATAACAATCCATCATAACGTCCCATCGTTTTTTCTGGGTCAAACCACACAGTGTCCCAATAAAATTGAACTATGGCAGGATCAATATCATTTATCCCAATTGAACCGTAGTCATATTTATTTGGATCTGGTGCTAGTGGATATCCACCCCATTCAGGACTCCATACTGGTTCTGGAATAATATTGCCATCGCTATCTTTTATACAAGTTTGAAAAGTTCCCGTTTCTGAGTTAACTTCTAACTCATGCCAGTTGATGAATTTACTCTCATCATTCAAGTCTTTTTTACTTGGGTCAGTATTCACTAATCTAAAAGCTCTATTTTCACTTGGTATATAAGCAAATGCCCCAGGTAATGCATCTAACCATCCACCCAATTCTGAATAATTATTAAAATTCATTCGAGATTGAACGTCAGCCTTAACGTAAAGAACTTTCCCGTCTACGTTTGGAACCTCATTATTAGGTGTCATAGAACGTTTTTCATCTAAAGTATCTTCTCCAATAGTTATACCATTTTTAGCCTTAGATAAATTATGTCTTGGATAATCAATACAAGTATAAGATTTTAGAACTATTCCATTTTCATCTCTACTATCTTCTTCTGGCTGAACTATAAAATATAATATTAATTCTTCTTCTTTATCTCCCGTCTTTGTAATGCGTGTATACTTTAACTTAGACAAGGGAAATAAATGTTTTAATATTGGGTTATCTATTAACTCTCCATTTTTTAATATAAAAGCAGGAGCATCAAATGTTAATTGATACCATCCAGCCACATCACTCTCAAGGTTGACATTAACAATTCCTCCTTCTATATCCGCATCTGAAGAAGTAAACAAAAGACATTGATTTACGTTATTGTAATCAACAGCATTAATTCGTTCTCTTATAAATATCTTCTCCATCTTCTCACCTCTCTTAAATCATATATATTGTATCTATGTAAATTGGCGTTTCATTAGTAACTGCAGTAGTAGCAGTCGGGAATACTTGTATATTTCCATCACTATGTATTCTAATGTGTACTCCGATGTCATTGGAGTTATTAGGAGACATATAATCTATTGCGCCTGAAGGTCTATATCCTTCCGGTATTATACATAAATCATTCCATGTGCCTAAAGTCAATTCTCTACGGATTAATCCTCTTAATTGAACGATACCAGTAAAAGCTTCTTTTATTGCGACTGGCATGTGTCCAGAAGCAATAGAGCATCCTTCTGCCAAAACGCACTCTGCCGTTGTTTTTTGAATTAAGGTTTTCCAACTAGTATCATAATCAGTATCACTATTTTTAACCAACGCTTGTCCTACCGTTCCTCCTTCAGGAACACCCCAACCAGTATCACCTTTTGGACCTTGCGTACCCATAGGACCTACGTCATACCAGCTTTGATTTGCGACAAGTAAAACTGCAATATGTGGTATTGGGAAGACGCTACCTTCTTCATCTTTCAATATTAAATAAACATTATTATTTGTAACTGTAGTCGGATCTGGCAAAGAAGCAAACGATTCTAAGGTATCATAAATTTGAAATGATCTTCCTGTTTCTCCTTGTATTCCTTGTGGTCCTTGTTCACCCTGTACTCCTTGTGGACCTTGAGGTCCTGCGACTCCACTAAATGGACCATTATCGGTCCAGGTGTTATTTCCGACTAATAATATAAACAAATGTGCACCATCTTCATACTCTACTTCTTCTTCATTCTTTCGAACAAGATAAGCAAAATTGTCTGTAACTGTAGAAACATCCGGTAATAACTTCGTATTATCTAACACGTCTGTTATTCTAAAGCTATCTCCTCTTGGACCCTGTTCTCCCTGAGGACCGACGCTTCCAGTTTCACCTTTTGGACCCTGTTCTCCTTGAATACCCCTAGGTCCAGGATCTCCCTTATCTCCCTTTGGACCAGTTAATCCAATGTTTCCAATAGGACCCTGAGGACCCTGAGGACCGGCTGGACCCCTTTGTCCTTGAGGCCCTTCAGGACCAACTAATCCTTGTTCTCCTTTTTCTCCTTTTGGACCAGCAATTCCTTGAGGTCCCTGAGGACCAGTTAATCCTCTTTCACCTTGCGTACCAGGATCTCCTTTGTCTCCCTTTGGGCCTTGCGGACCTCTAATTCCGCCATCTTCATACTTAGATTGTAATGTCTCGCCATCATTAAATATAACTTCTTGAGCATTACCTATGCCAGATGAAATCAGTCCCAATTCCTTAGATGTCTTATTTCCAATCAGTTCTCTTCCGTTTATTAGAGGTTTCTTGAACAACTCTTCATAATTTTTTGTTCCAGAACCTCCTCCACCGGAAATATTTACTTCATTAATAGCAGCTACTAAACTACTCTTATCTGTTGTATTTAATTCACTCAATATTCCTAGATTCTCCTCAGCAGTACTAATACTTCGAGTATTGGTTCTAACGTCTCCCCTCAACGAAGAAGTTTCTTTTTCTAAAACGGTAAGTTTATTGTTAATCGTTGCACCGTCACTTTGTAAATCTTTTACATCTTTCTTAATCGGATCTATTTTTAAATCAACTTCAGTCTTTGTATATGTCTCATCTTTCTTCGCATATCTATCATCATGATTATGATCTAATTTTGAATACCTGTCATCATGATTATGATTAATATCTGACTTATTATCATTAGCATTTTTTACTCCACTTTCAATGTTATTCATACGTTGTGCATTTACTAATGTTTCATCGTCTTGCCATGCGGTAGGTGTATAAGCCATGTCTATCCCCTCCTTTTCCTATTATATAGTATCGATAAACTATTCACAGTATTTAATACAGTATACCAGATAATGTGCTTTTTGTCAAACAAAAAAAGAGCTCTAGGCTCTTATAAAGTAGTTTCATCAACTAGAATAAACTGAGACCAAAAATCAAATTCATTGTAGTCTGTTATCGTTGTTGGACTTGTGATAGTATATGATGATACATTTATTTCTGGTTTATAAAAATTACTTTGATTATAAGTTGCTTTAAATATATCTATATTAGAACTTCCATTTGTTAAGATTAGATTTGTAACGGATGCTCTTCGTACTGTGCCATCAGGATAATAAGTTACCTTAAGAAATTTATTTATTAAAGTATCTGTTGTGGATTCTGATGAAGGTGTTGCTTTTAATATAGGAGTTTTAGATCTTACTTTACTCCTTGTTGAACTTGTATATTTATATTCAGAATATAATTTAGTAATATTATCTGGAATATTAAAATATAATTTAGTACCATTCTTAAGAGCATCACCAACTTTTAAAGGTCTTATATTAGGATCTTTAATATAAATATGTCTATATGCTTGACAATCTGTAACTTCAGTAACATCTTGTACTTTATCTGACATTTTATACTCATTTTTATTTACTTCTAATTTATTTGTTTCAAGATTGTAAAAATATATATTATTGCTTAATGCTGTAGCTCCAACATAAATACCATACTCAAATACAGTATCTGTATATTCTTGTATTCGAGTATTTAAAGTAGAAGTAGAATTATACTCACAGATTGTTCTATTGTCCGTTGTCTCATTCAAATTAGTTATATCGACAAAATTATCAGGAAAATCTGCGTATAATGTTTTATTTCCTAATATATCCCCAACCATTATTCTTCTTTTATAATATTCTTTTATTGGATAATAAATACTGCTTCTTCTTTTAATCCCTATCATAATTTTTTACTCCTGTGGTGCTGTATATTTACTTCCTTTGACAACACAGTTCATCACAAAGCCATTCCAAGTGAATACCATTTCATACACTTTTAGTAGTTGTGGTGTAAATATACCATCTACTACATCATCCCCAACGATACTCACTAAATCACCATAATCGGCATCCCAAGAGAACGCTGTTGTTGCAGTAGAACGATGAGGTGTTTTAAATACAACCGTACATCCAAAAGTACTCTCTTCTCCTATTTCAGAAGTATCGAATCCAATTGTTAAAGTACAATTTCCTTGGCTTCCTTGCCAGATTCTCCATTCAGAATTGTCGCTTGCTGCATTTAAGATTAATTGTAAGTTTGGATATGTTCCAATATGTATTTGTGGTTTTTGTCCTGCTTTAGCATGCTCTAATTCGGTTCTTAAATAATCGATTTTTTGATCTGTTATAAATTCTTCTGTCATTAGTGCCGAATAAATTACATCTTCTACCTTAGAAGTTGTCTCCATAGTTAAATACATTGCAATAGATACTGTTACTTCCATTGGAGTATAAACATTTTCTGGACAAGTGAAGGTCATTTTTATACTATCTCCGGTATTTACTCCTTCTATTGTTCTCGATTCTCCTATTACGCTTGTTTCCAATAAGACTCTATGTTGAGTAGTATTTTCAATTTTTAATGTACATTCTCCCAATGTGGCAGATTCTGTTGAAGAAGTAATAGTTGCTAAGAATCCCATTGCACTCATGTTTTCTTCTGCTATTGTAAGTGTTGTTTCATACGTCATCCCATCGGCAGAAGATGCACTAAAATCAATAGATTGATCTGGATGATTAAAACCATTAGCCCCGTCAGTTATTGTACAAGTTGGTAAAATGCCTCCACGATAATCTTCATAATGATGTGTATGGTGTTCATTCATGTCATATTTCATATTTAAAACATCTGTACGTAGCGAGCTTTCATTCATTTGATCATTTAATTCTGAGTTTCCAACAACATAATTAGTATAAGACGCTGTTGAAGTTGTTTGTTTTGGTTTTTGCCAATGTTCTATTTTAAATACAAATTCATCATTAGCAGTTGCTGTAGAATCTCCAGTATATTCGATTGTTACTACATCATTTTTTTTCATATTCCATTGAGAATAATGAGTTCCAAATCCTTGTAGCAATCCAATATAATAATCTTCGTTATTTATTTTTGCTGAGAGCATTCCCATTCTTCCTGTTGTTGAGCTCGAATTAGTCAAAGAATAATATACACCATCTACATCTTCATTGAACTTAATTGTTGCAGTCTTTGTTGTATTTCTTGCACCTTTTACTGTTAATGTCTTAGCAGTCGCATCCCAAACAAAATCTCCTGCAGTCACAGTTATATTTGGCAATGCATCTATTTCTTTATCATATACATAATAAGATTCATTATCCATCTTAACTTTTGTAACCCAACCTTTCTTTTCGGTATCATCCCATAAAAGACTATAAATGCCTTCTCCAGTGAAGCAATAAGCCGTTCCACCTGCATAATATATTACAGCATTTTTTTGGACACGAACTAAAGAATTGTCGATAACATTTTTAAATGATTCTGTCCCATAATAAAGGATACCATTATACATAGAGTTATATCCTAAAACTCTATAAAAATTGTCAGTGCTACCAGAGAAAACGCTTGAGATATCTAATTTCCCAGTCTTTTCTTCAGTGATAGAAGAATCTTCTGATATAGTTATCGTTTTCCAATCATGTCTGTTTCTAAGGTCGTTATATTTATTTTCTATAACTTCTCTTGCTTGATAAGTAACAAACGCTAACGAATCCTTGTCTACTACTTTAAAATCGTCATTATATCTATAAGTATTCATTCTTTCTCCCTCCTTTATTCATTTTATCTTGGCGGATTACCTTGAAGTACCTTATCTATATCTTTTATATCTTCTAACGACATAAGATCTAGGGTATCACTTTTCGTTTGCATTGTTATAGTAATATTTATAGTTTTGGTGCTTGCTGTGTCTCCGTCCGCTGGAATATCAATTTTTAACGCAGTGTCAGAAGAAACTATATGGACACCATTCCAGTAGACTTCAGCCATCCCTTCAGCACTTATGAAATAAGAGAAGTATTCAAAATTATTGTCTTGTCCATTTTCATAATTCCAACTATATCGTCTAAGTTTTTCCTGTTTTTCCTCATATAATATTTGTAATCTCCACACTTTTTTAAAATCATCTTTTTTAAAAGAAGTAGAAAAAGGAATGGTGCCCGAATACCCCTCAAATTCTCCTCCTTTTGTAAAAGTAACATCACCTTGAAAAATAATATTAGAGATTTCATAAAATGGTCTATTCTTTATATAATCAGCAGCCTTCTCATCATTTTGATTATAATTCGCTTGCACATTTATCTTTTCTTTTCCATTTGCCTTTCCTACATACAATTCGTTGGTATCTGTAGTTATAGCTAACTCACCTTGAGCAAGAGTCGTGTTATCAATGTTACTAGACAATCCACGCTTTATTTTTATTGTGTTCGCCATTATCTCGCCTCCTTTCTATTTTTACTTAATTCTATACCACATATATACTTCGAAATATGGGGGGCATTACGCCCCTAATTCCACAATTAATTTCCTCCTATTTTTAATTTACTAAACTGGATATGACACTAAGTGATTTAAATACAATGATTGAGATCCATATTCTGTTTGTTTTCTGGCTATTTCTATATGATTTGGTAGTTTCACCTTACCATCAGGTGAAATAGCGACTGTACATAATTGATTACATTTTGATGTATCCCTACATGTTAGAAGTGTTGTAAAATAAATTGTTTGAATAGGTCTATACTTTTCATTTAATGTAAGTAAATATTGACCATCTATTGCTGTATCAATACTTAAATCTAAACGCAAAGCTAAATTAAGATAAGCAATTTTTCCTATTTTACGTATCTGTAGTTCTCCACCAGCGTTACCTGCGTTATAAGTACATACACCATTGCTTGATGTTGTTGTACTAGTAATCCATCCTGTATCACTGACTAAATTAGTTACATATTCTTCAGTCGCTAGTTTTTTGCTTCCTGAGTCTTTATTAGTTCCAGAAGTACTTCCTGTATAAACATCGCCAGCAAACCAAGCATTACCATTCCAATCTAATGTGTAAGCATTAGATTCAAAGCCATAACTGCCGTTTCCCACAATATGAGCACTTGTTGTATCTGGTATATTAAATTTATCTTGAACATGTTGATAATCGGCTCCTGCTGTTGTCGCCCTTCCTTCTGCATGAGAAGCAAGACCTGATGCTGTTGTGCTTAATCCTTCTGTATGAGAAGCGCGGCCCGATGCTTTAGTACCATTTCCTTCTGCATGAGAGTAGTCACTTGATGCCGTGTTACTATCTCCTTCTGCATGAGACTTAGGACCCGATGCTATTGTATTCCATCCTTCTGCATGAGAAGCAAGACCTGATGCTATTGTTTGATGACCAAAAGCTTGCGCCTCTTCCCCTAATAATTTTCCTGTTTCGTCATAAGCACCAATAGATCTAATGCTTCCTTCTGCTTTTCCATTCACCAAATTACTTGGCATTGTATCTATTGTCTCATTAACGGCTGTTTTAATTTGATTCATATCTGCTGCTGTAACCTTATTTTCTGCTATAACATCTGGTTTTTCTTGAAGGGCTACCTTATCAGCCCATGTAATTTTATTAGCCATTCTTCACCCTCCTATCTTTTTATTTGAGCTATTTTGTCAGCATAACTTCTAAAAGTATCTGTTTCTAATACACTTACTCCTGCTGCTACAATAGCTCTTTTTATATTTTCTTTTGTTTTACTTAAATAATATATTTTCTTTTCTACTGCCGTACCAGATGTAAGTGTTGTATTATCTGATACGTGTGTAGTATTTTTTATACTATCTATCTTGTTTGCATAATCTCTAAATGTAGTGTTTTCTGGCACATCTACGCCCTGAGCGATGATAGCCTCTCTTATTAATTTCTTTGTTTCTTTTATGTATTTTATTTTCTCTTTAATAGAGCCCATCTCGTTCTCACCTCTTTAAAAAAATAAGGAGCACTTATTAGAAAGTGCCCCCATCAATTACGTCTGTATTACTTAGTTTATTTACTAAAGCATCATTAACTTCAGTCTTTGTATAAACGTCGCTACTGTTGGCTTTCTTACCTAATTCAGTATTAACTTCATCTTTAGTATAAGCGTTTGTAATGCCATATCCTGCCAATGTTGTAGATTTAGTTGCGTAATTAGATAAATCTATATTTACAGCCTTATCTGTAATTCCTAAAGCTGTTCCATTAACTTTTACTGCATCAATTTTATTAACTTCTGCTCCTGTTGCAATACCAGTTAATTTTGTTTTTTCAGCAGTTGTATAGTCATTTGTAGATAATTGTTTTCCTGTTTCTTTATCTACCTTTTTGTTTAATTCAGTATCAACTGCTGATTGAGTATATGCATCTGTGATGCCATAACCTTCAAGTGTAGTTGCTTTAGCAGCATATGTGTTACCTGCATCATCTTTAGTTAAGTATGGTGTTAAGTCTACTACAGAACCTAATTTATCCCATCCTTCACCAGTCCATGCAACATTCATTCCTGTGTCTTCTAGGTTATAAACATCACCAACTACTTGTCCTTCAGTAGGTAATGCTGCTTCATTAGCTACACTGGCTTTATATTTATAAACAGATGAAACTTTTGCATCTACTTCTTTCTTTGTATAAGCATCTGTGATACCATATCCTGAAATAGTAGTAGCTTTATTTGCTTTTCCGTTAACAGTTGTTGTTAATGATTCAACTGTTGTTTTGTCTGCCTTTTTACCTAACTCAGTATTTACTTGTGTTTGTGTATAAACATCTGCTGCATTTGCTTTTTTAGCTATGTCAGCTTTAATTTCTGTATCATTATAATTAGATAATCCTGCTAATTTTTCTTTTTCTGCTGTTGTGTAATCATTACTTGACAATACTTTTCCTTCAACTTTATCAACTTTTCCTTCTAAAGCTGTGCTCATTGCAGCTGCATCAGCTTTCTTAGCTATGTCTGCTTTAATTGCAGTATCATCATAGTTTTTAACAGAAGCTAATCTTGTAATTTCTGTATCATCAATTAAAGATTTTCCTGCTACTTTATCTACTTTTTTGTTTAATTCAATAGTTAAGTCTGTAGTTTTTACATATCCACTTAATTCTTCTTTTGTTGCTAATCCAGCTAAAGTTGTTGATAAATCTCCAATATCCTCAACAGTAATATTAGAGCCAGCTGTTACTCTACCTTTTGCATCAACAGTTACTTTTGAATAAGTACCAGCAGTTACTCCGCTAGTTGCTAATTCTAATGCCATCTCAACATTTTGAGATCCATCAAATGAAGTAGAACCAGTCGCATCTCCTGTTGCTGTAATTGTTCTTGCTACTGTTAATTTGTTAGCGCTTTCAACTGCACCTGATGCTCCACCTTTAACTATTTTTACATTTCCTTCATTGTCACCAACATATAACTCTTGAGTATCTAATGCTACTGCTAACTCTCCAGCTACTAGTCTTAATTTACTAATGTCGGCCTTTAAACCTCTTTTAATTTTTAATGTATTGGCCATTTTTCTCCCTCCTTATTTATATAACATTCCAACCTTTATTGGTTGCAATTGCTATTTCTTCTGCAGTTAATTTTGCTTTATTTGTATCTCCTAATTGAAGTGTTTGCGGTTTAACTCCTTTAGATTTTATATCGTATAAATTATTTATTATATTCATTAAACTATCATGTGTTAATAATGGACTATAAGATAAATCCAAGGTATATTCCCTCTTATTTTCGTGTATATAATAAGCCGAAGAATAACTCATACCAAGATTCTTTAATCCGCCTAACATTACCAATGACGGACAATCTTTAAAAATCTTACTGATATCGCCCACATTGCTTGCATCAAGAATAGGCACTGTTTCAAGAGATGTACATCCCTCAAACATGCCATTCATATGAATACAGCTTTTTGTATTTAACAAAGGAATCTGTTTTAGAGATGAACACTTTGCAAACATCGCTGCCAAAAATTTACTCTTACTCGTGTCCAATGTTGGAATTTCAACGAGAGAATGACAATTTGAAAACATACTAGTCATATCGGTTACATTGCTAGTATTTAATAACGGCACTGTCGTTAAAGATTCACAACCCACAAACATCAAGCCCATATTGGTTACATTAGAAGTGTTTAATGCTGGCACAGAAGAAAGCTTCTTGCATTCGCTAAACATACCACTCATTTCAGTTACATTAGAAGTGTCTAATGTTGGCACAGAAGAAAGGCTCCTGCAGTTGTTAAACATCTGATTCATATTGATTACATTAGAAGTATCTAATGCTGGCACAGAAGAAAGCTTCTCACATTGGAAAAACATCAGGTTCATATCGGTTACATTTTGTGTATTTATCGCCGGAATAGACTTCAAAGAACGACATCCAGAGAATAATTCTTCCATATTAGTGACATTACTAGTGTTTGGATTCAATTCCAATAGAGGAATTCTTTCTCCATCATAATTTGAAAAGCAACGAGACATGTCTTTTGGATATACAAAATCTGTTCCATATTTTTTAATAAAGTCATTCAATTTTTGTACTCCTTGTGACGTTTCCGTATTACCTAACATTCCTTCTTGTTCTCCGTCGTTGTAATATTTTTGTGAAGCTTCAACATTGTACCTATCTAAAGGATAATTTAGTCCTAATATTTTCCAGTTATTTTCGTATTTATATAGACCTACAAAAACTTGATTAGGAGCAATTAAAAACGTCCCCTATATATTCATTTGTGCCTTCAATCTTAATTTTCGTTTTAAAATCTACTGTTCTTTCATTAATTAGTTCAAAATTTCCCTCGACATCCAGTCTATCTAATCTATAAGTAACTCCATCTTCTGAGTTGTAACGAGCATTAATTCTACTGTTGTCATCCATCTTATCTACTTGAAACATAAACCTATCAGGTGACAAATCAATCATTCCCCAAAGCTCAACACTACTATCTGCTGCACTTATATTAGCATTATAATATTCAGTAATAGCATTCTCAAATACAACTTCTTCTGGAAAGGTTATTATACTAACCGTAGTATCTTTAGTAACATTACTACTATCCTCATAACAACATAAGCAAGTATCTCCATCCTTTGCGTCTGTTATTGCATTCATTTCTTCTATAGAATTTCTTTGATATGAGTTTTTTGAGCTTGACGTAGCTACTGCTTGAACTTCTTTAGAAAAACTTTCAGCACTTATTGTATCAGTTTCTCCTGTAATACTTCTAAAAGTATCTGCAATGTCAGTAAGATAATTTACTAATATCCTTTTACCTTCTGTCTCCATTAGTACCTGCCTCCTAATGCTTCATTCACGGTATCTGTAACTATTTTATCAACTTGTTTTTCTGTATAATAAGTAGGATCTGTATAACTGTCTCCAAATATACCACCATCTAATGATGAATCCCACTCAAAGATTCCATTATTTGATTGTAGAATTAAATGAGATGCTGAACTATCGTAGCCAGATATTTTTTGTAATGTTGGTGACAGAAAGGCCTCAATCATTTCTTGAGCTGTATAAGTTTGCGTACCTAGTCCATCTACTACTATCTTACCGCCTTCATTTAAACGAGCGACAAAAAAGTAATAAACATAATTTTTTAAATCATTTTGTAAATACTCTAATTGGTAGCTCTCTCCTTCTGTAGTTAAGTTTTGTAAATTTCCACCTTGTCTTAATGCATAATGATTTCCATTTAAAGTACATAACTCGAAGTTAGAATATCCTTTATCTTTTACTGCCTGTAATATGTTTGCTATGTTTTCTTCAGTAAACCAATCGTCATCTGAATATGGGGCATAATATGTATAAACAGCGTTAGTATCTGTTCCTCCAGATACATTAGCACTAATAACATTATCTTCAGATATTGTGATATTTTCTCCAGCCGTGTATGTTTTTACATTATCGTCCACATATTTTTTAGTTGCTGGGTTCCAATCTTTAGTTGGTACATAATTTGTTCTGTTCCAAACAGCTTTGGTTAATGTATATGTTTCTGTACTAGAATCCCAAGATCCAGTTATAGTCACAACACCAACAGAACCATATGGTCTACTAACTAATCCATTATTTTGAAAAGTCCACGGCCATTGTATATAAATCTCTGCACCCCTCATATAACCTATAAGTGTTGTACCATTTGTTGCCCCTGTATAATCTTTCCAAATAACTAAACCACCTTGATTTCTATTGGCTAGATATTTTGGCCAGTATGTATTCATCATTTCTGCAATAGAACCATCATCTGTTATATTAAAGGAACCATTATCAAATCTGTGACCACAAGTAACTACATATACATCGTCAAATGATACATCAATGTTTGCAAGTGCATCATCAACATATTTTTTTGTTGCTGGGTTGTAATCACCTGTTGGGGTAAATGATGTTGTATTAGTTTTAGTTAAAAAGGCTTCATTAACCATATCTTTCGTATAATAATTTTCTAAATCAGGTATATTAATACCCAAATCTTCTAATGTTTTGTTTCCGGTTAATTCTACATTGTTAATCTTAGGTTTATTGGCTAATTCTAAATAATTTGTAGTACCGCCTGTACTACTTCCACCGTTCTTGCCCAAAGCGGCAAGAGCGATTATTCTTGCTACTCCGTCTGTCTTAGCCATATTAATCACCCAATTCCTTCCAATGTATAACACCACTACCAGAAATCTCTAATTCCATTTCATCTATGCCTTCTACGATAGCAAGATAAAGACCTGGAGTAGTTGTCTCAGTTACTTTATCAAGAGTCGTCATGTTTATTAAGGCAATAGCATAGGAGTTGTTTGATTCAAAATTTGCATGAGAGCCTTTCATAGAAAGTTTTGCATCGCCATCAATTTGAATACTCATAGTATTTCCGGTAATATTCTTAATAATTTTATCTTGTGGCTTTACAGTGCCAGCATTGATAGTCTTATCTCTTAATATTTCCATGATTTCCCCTCCCTTCGTCTATTATATTAGGACTATTTTGTGTCCTTTTCTTCGTCTTCTTCTGGGATTTCAACTTTCCAAGTTATAACTTCAGTGTCTGCACTAATATTAGCCAATTTAGTAACACCTTCAATTGCCTTTTTACCTTGAACTATAATAGTTCCAATTACAACACCAAGAACACCAATACTTGACATAGCATTTAATAAATCATTAGATAATAATATTACGCCAAATGTATTAACAATCATTTCGTTTATAAAAGGTAACATTGTAAAAGCAACTGATAATAGAGCAGCGCTTACATAAAATACAGCAGACTTGCCGATTCCTTTAAATAGTTTCTTCCAGCTAAAAGTTTCTTTTTTTGTAGCAACATTATACAACGTTCCACAAATAGTATTAACAATAACCAAAAGACCTAAAATTATACCAAGCCATCCCATTGTTTTTAAAGTAAGTAAAATTGCATTTAACATTCTCATCCCCTCCTTACAAGGACGAGCGACTCCTTTTTAGGTAGTCGCTTATCTTTTTTTTATATCTTTTTTAAAGCTTCTTTTTTATAGAATCCAGTAGTTCCAGTATTATTTCCTACTTGATATGGATAAGGTTTTCCGTTCCAAATCTTTAATATTTGTCTTTTCCAACCAATTCCATAAGCAGTATTACTTCCACCATAAGCACTACCATTTCCTGTACCAATTATTTCAACTGCATCTCCTACATTTAATTCTGTAGATGGTGCTGGAGTAGGTATTGGTGTTGGTTCTTCGTATTTTTTGATAGAACTTTCATCCATCCAACCTAGATCTCCTGTAGTGTTATATGGGTGTGCTGAACCAGGGTTCTTTCTTGTTATATTAGTCACTTTATTGCTAACATGACCTGCTGGTGATGAAGCAGTAGAACTTACATATAAAGGTCCATTAACAATTACTTTATCTCCAATATTAAATTTATCGCTTGGAGTTGGTTGTGGTGTAGGAGTAGGCTCTTCTGCATCTATAGCTTTTTGCACATCATCTGGTAAATAGATAAAGCATCTGAAATAATATCCTGCTCCAATTCCCCATCTACCATTGTTGTTACTTCTTGTACTGTTCCAGAATATAGCACTTGAACCCCATCCGGATTCTGAAGTATATACTGAATTACTATTATTTACTCTCTCAACTATAGCAACGTGTCCAGCAGCACCCTCTTTGCCCCAACACATGATAGCACCACGTCTTGGAGTGGAACCTGTTTTTAATCCAGCCGCTTCTGCTCTTTCTTTAAATCCCACTGCGTTACAATTTAATGTTGTATAAGTACAGCCAGTTGTTTCTCTAGCAATATTTATAATTTCATTAAATCTACCGCTAGCATAACCAACACAGTTTGCTAAAGCGTCTGCATATTGATATCTAGGATTTCCTTTTATACAAGTATTCCAACCACCAGAACCTCTAGTAATAAAATTCTTATTGTTTGCAGGTCTTGTAGTTCTCATTGTAAAACCTGTAGCTCCTATCCCCTCAGGATCATCTGCGTTTAGATTTTCAATTTCTCCATCTTCATTTAATTGCTCAGGACTATCTGTATTAAATTCATATTGAACATCTTCATCTGGTATATCATCTCTTATATAAGCCTTTGCAATCATCAATCTTGCTTCTTCAGGTGCACTCTCAATGTTTTGTATTTTTTGCTCCCAAGTAAGTACTTTTTTGCACTCTTCCATTTTTACACCTCCATTAAAAAATTCCTAAGAATTTCTTCTTTTTTCTTTTTTCATTATTTTCTACTATTTCATTAACTTTGTCTTCTAAGAAACCAGCCAATCTTTCTATTTGAATTACGTCAACATCTTCTGGTCTTTCTGATGCCCACTCTACGGCGACAAATCCAATAATATTATTATTTTTATCTCTAATCGCTACATCATAATAAGAATATACATCTATAGACTTTTTAAATTTATAAGTGTTCCCCTTGTCTTCTTTTATCTCCTCTATTGTCTTACATTCCGAATATCCATTGTGTGTAATTTCATATATCAATTTAGGCATAACAGATATCGGAATATTTGTACACTCTACCATTTTGCTTTTTTGTCCTGCTTTAAATACCTCATATGATGGAGACATTCTCAATGCAGATCTATAATTAGAATAATGTTGGCCATTGTGAAATTCAAATAATAATATTCTGTCCGCATTTAGCAATTCCTTATAATAATCCATTTTTTCAATTATTTGTAAATCAAGATTACTTTGTTCTTTAACACCTTTGCTTATATCTTCTTTTCTCAAAGCTGCATTTATATACTTAACACAGAAATAGATAACTAAAATAATCTCTGCCAAAGTAATGCCTATTGTTTTCGCTGTCTCTATAACTGCGTCCATAGTCTTACCCCCTCTCTTTCTTACTTTTTTCCCTCTGTTACTTAGTAGATAGAGTTAGTATAAATTAAGGTTTAATTACTTCTTTCTTCTTACAAGTCTTTTTTGTCCGCTGAAGTCTATAAACTCAGGTTCTATTGTCATTATACCACCTTGTTTATCTGTTGTCAAATCTGCAATCCAAGCTCCTTTTTCATTATTCAATCCAAGACTTCTTGCATAAGGAGTTTGATCTATTGTAGATGGAACTTGGAAACAATGTACATCTGCATACTTCATATAAAATGAATTATGATAATGGCCCATTAATAATATATCTGGTTTCTCTTCTGTAGGAATTTGTTCTACGTATTTTTGCATTCTATAACTTCTCGCATAACTCTGACCCTTAGAACCATGAAACAATCTCAATCTTGTCTTTCCGTAATCAACATCTGCCACATCTTGTCCTAAATAAATCATATCGGGACGCTCCTTTGCGACTGCTTTTCCTATATCAAAACCGGCATTTCTCACATGAGAATAATCATGATTTCCCCCAATAAACATTGTCTTAATTCCTGTCTTAGAAGGATATTTCTCAACGATATATTCAAGCTGCTCTTCTGCCCCATGAGCTCTTAATTCGTAAGTATGATTTGGTCTATTTGGATACGCGCCATCACATAAGTCTCCTACATGAAACACTGTATTTATTTCCTCATCTTCTGCTAAATCATATAAATATCTTAAAATATCTAATCTATCATATTTACTTCCCAAATGCGTATCGCTAATAAACAATAACTTATGCTTCTCACCAGCTACCATTTTATAAACGTCCCTATCCTTAATAAGTTGTTCCTTTTGATAAATGAAGAAGCCGTCTTTATATTCTGCTTGCCACCCATTTTGTTTCAACATTTCTACAAAACCGAACACTTCATACTCTTTTAATCCAGTTTCTAAAAGAATATCTTCCAAAGATCTTTTCTTTTTTATTAGGTATTTTATTTTGTTCATCATTTCTTTTTCGTCCATAATTAAACCTCCATAAAAAAAGGCGCAAAAACACCAGTAGTTTTTACGCTATATCACTTCTCCATTTATCTCATCTAATAGAGATGCTAAAGTAGTTTCCATTTCTTTGATTTCGTTGATTGCTCCGACAAGACTCTCCTTATTACCTGTATATAATTCAGTTAAATCTCCTTGTTGTTCTTTTAATACTCTACCTTGATTCGCAGATAAACCATCCTTAGTTGAAGTAGAAGTTAAATTATCAATTATATTAGGAACATAAATTGCCATATTGACACCTCCATTATTTTATTGTTACTGTCGCAGCTGCCGAATTCCAGCTCTCAATTCCAGTAGTATATTTTATTTTTACTCTCACTACATAAGTCCCCGTTGAAGGTTTTAGTTTTTGAAAATATCTACCCAACTGCCAACTCGACCAAGTTTTTCCATTATCATAACTAATTGCATATCTTCTTGGAACGGCATTTGTCTCCGTATCGTCTCTTGCTTCTGTAATGAGCACACCAGAATCTGCATGTAATATTGTTATCGCTGGGCGAGGAGCGTAAGGGGTATATGTGACAACTTCGGAAGTAAAAATTTTTGACTTTCTGCCGTATGAATCCGCTATATAATATTCGGCTTGACCTGGATCAATTAAAGTTCTTTTATTATTTGTAAAACCTCCATTTTCTTGCCAAGCTGTTTGTCCTTTGGTTTTCATATAAAGTCTAGGATCGTCAAAATCCCCTAGAATAGTAATAACCATCTTGCCACTACTTCTAGCGACAACTATACCATCATAATACTCTATAGGATTGTCATTGAAATCAATAAAATCAATAAACTCTATTTTAAACGGTATCTCCTTATCTTCGACAACATTGGTTTCTTCATAAACTCTCTTTGCCGTCTGACCATAGTTGTCTCTTATCATTAAATCATAAGTACCATTTTCCCAAACACGACAATGGTCGTAAGGAGACCAATATTTGCCATCAGAAAACGAATACTCAAATTTTACATCTGGATGTTTCTCTGCCATATCAATCTCCCTCCTAACCGCATAGTATAGATTCTAATACGAAATCTAATACTGTAAATTCTTCTTCTGTTTTATTTATACCATTCCAAATCTCATTAATAGCATCTACTAAATTTGATTTTTCTGTAGTTGTTAATGCCGTTAGATCACCAACATCATTCTTTAATAATCTACCACTATTTGCTGCTATTATAGCATCTACTCTATGTGTTGTCAAGTCTGCTATTACAGGAGGAATAGACATATTCCAATCTGCATTTATTGTTATTTTATCTGCAAAAGGAGGACTGTCCAATTCATTAAGCAATGATGTTATATAAATGTTATGTTTTGTTTTAGCTTTTCTTGGTCTAGCAGTATATCCTTCAGAAGTCTCTTTATAAACCCCCTCACTCTTATATGACTGAAATTTCCAAGTTATTTGTTTGTTTGCATCTAATCCTAATAATCTACTTTCTTGATATAAACAATCAACATCTCGCCACAATACAACTCTATCTATTTGGTCATAAGAATATTCTTGGCCTAAATCAACTCTCACTGTAGTTCCTGCGCTATTCTCATTTAAAGTACAATAAGAAGAACCATCATGATTACCATCGGTAATCTTTTCAAGATTGCTTCCGCTACCCCTTTCCATTGTAACGTTTTTATTAAGAGCAATATTATTTCCTAATTTATCATAAACATCAAGTTCTATAATTTTTCCGTCAGAACCCGTTGTTGTTCCTTTTATATATCCATTTTGCGATATATCTATATATCTTATCTTATTATTTAATGTAACTATTGATTCTTTATCCAATGGAACTTTCTTTATAGACCTATAAATACTAAAACGAACATATTTTGCTGTTTCTTTACTTAAATCTGTTCCTGTACAAGTCATATATAAACGAGTACTGCTACCAGTGTTTATAGATCCGGATTGTCCTGGTGTTACTTTTACAACTTTCTGAATAATATCTGAAACATTCGTTAATATAAGAGTTATACCAGATGAGGTTGTGAATTGCTCGACAGGAAATTCATACGTATAAGTATCATTAGGCATTATCTCGATATATTTTACTTTTGAAACACCTGCCCCTTCTCCATTAAAAGATATAGAAGAATTGACCGTCTCTGAATAGTTCCCATTCTTCCATTCTGAACTATATCCATTATAGATATCACTTTTTCCAAGAGCATATCCTTTGTAATGTTTAATCACACCATTAGAATCTATTTTCACAAAAGGAGTACTAGCCAAAGTTTCAAAATCTTGTGAAGCCCATTGAGAATAATATATTGTTCCGCCCTGTCCTTTAATACCGACTCTGGCTTTACAAGTATATTTAGAACCTGGCTCTAAATTATCATATACTTTACTATAAGGGGGAGCTATGTTGTTCACTTGATAATTCTGACTGTCACCATCCTCTCTCTCAAGAATGGTTTCTATAACATAAAACTGTCCGACATTAGATGGATTATTGAATGTATAATCTACTTTTGCCGTTGTTTCTGTAATCTCAGATATGCCTAAAGCACTTATCGTAACAGTAGCAGGATCTGTCTTAAAAAAACCTGTAGTAGTAGAGTTTCTTCCTTGCGTACTAGTGACGGTCAATTTATAATAATAAGTGGTGTTTACATTCAAACCATTAATTATATTTGTCCCAGTAACTGAACTTCCATAACTTGTAGAAGTACCATATTCCCACTTATATGAAGATAATGAATCATTAGTATCATAAGAAGCTGAATACTGCATTTCTACAGAAGTCTGAACATAAGTCTTTACTCCATGCGAATTAATTGTCGGATTATTTCCAGTTGTCTTAAAGCTACCAGTCTTAGCTATCGATGTTCTTCCCCAATTATCCGTTACGGTCATACTGTAATAATAAGTAGTATTTGGAGTTAATCCACTTATTGTAGTACTTGTAGAAGTTGAACCATAGCTTGTTGATGTTCCATATCTAATCGAGTAGCTTCTAAAACTTGCATTTGTATCATAAGACACATTTGGATTAAAAATTGCAGAAGTTCTTGAAGGAGAAACCGCAACACTATTTATAGTTGGAGCATTTCCCGTAGTAGTAAATTCAATAGGAGATAATCCTGTTCCTTCTCCATCATTATTATTTGTTACTTGAGTATAAAAATTATAAGATGTATTGGGAGTCAAATTGTCTTGGGTATAAGTCCAGTTTCCAGTTGCCCCATTTCCAGAATATCCAACCCAACTTCCACTTGTATCATACCAATGTATTCTCCAATAACTTGCTGGGTTACTTGAGCAGGATATATTTAATGTCGCAGATGTTCTAGTAATTCCACTTACTGAACGAGAATAAGTAGGACCTGCGGGAGAATACTGCTTAGGTATTGTAACACTTGATTCACCATTTACATTACCTCCCCAAGTACTACCAGAACAGGTTTGGTATACAGTTGTTGCGCTATAAGGACTTATAGAAAGTGTTCCTAAAAGATTTGCACTTTTTCCGTTATTACTAGCATAATAAGTAGTAGCATTTTTTGTGAAAGTATTGTTTCCTGAGGTGAAACGTAGCCATATAGACCAACCAGAAGGACCTACGTCAACATAAACATTAGCACTATTATCGCTATAATCTACACGGATACGCCAATAACAGGACCCTTCGCCATTCCATCTTTGACCACTATATACTGTTGCCATATTTCTTCACCCCCTGTTCTAACTATTTGTATCTATCCAAATTATGTATCCATTTTCTGGAATCTCAGGTTGTTGAGTTCCAACAACTAAATTAGTTGTATTCCAAGCAGTTGTCTTATCTTGTTTTTTTGTAAATTCATTCTGAAGATCTTGTTGGTCTGCAATATCTCCACTTATTTGTCCCCATTTATTATTTTTTGTAAATGTCTCATCAACATATTTCTTTGTTGCTGGGTGATAGTCACTCGTAGGAGTATACATAAGTGTATTATCTCTCGTTAATACTTGATTTTTTGTTGGTCTGTCATTTATTAACATCATTAGGTCTTCTTGGTCTTCTATATTGTTGTATATATTACCCCATGAAGCTCCACCAGCAATCGTATCAACATATTTTTTAGTTGCAGGATGATAATCTTTGGTTGGCTCATAAGCATTGACATTATCTAACTCTAATACATTATCCTTATCAGCTTTCTTGTTAATGTTCACATTCGCATTATCTAAACCTGTTTTTAACTCATTTATTGCACCTGTAATATTAGTTGTATCAGTTGTTGTTAAATCACTTAATGTGCCGATATCATCTCTAACTTCATTTATAGCATTTACAAAATTATCTTTTTTTGTTGTATGTAAATTTGATAACGTTCCGTGTTCTGCATCTAATTCATTAATTGCATTCACAGTGTTATCTTTTTTTGTTGTTGTTAATAATGTAATATTTCCCAAATGAGCTGAACGAGCATAATAATCTGATGTTTGATTATTTAACTTAGTTGCATTGGCAGCATGTAAAACGGTCATATTTCCATCGGTTATAGAAATGTCACCACTAGCATTTCCACGAACTGTTCCTAATGTTCCATTTTGTGCTGGATAAATATTAGGTTGTTCTAAATCTTGCCAGTTGCTTCCATTCCAAATCCATTCATGTTGTTCTTTGTCAACTAACTGCCAACCAGCTTGAACTGTTGTTCCACCCATTATTTCTAATGCTCTAGCTGTTAACTTTTCAGGAGTTACATCTTTGGTATTCAAGTCAATTTTACCAATTAAAATTGTTGCCCCTCTTAATGTATCTGTAATTGACTTTAATTCATTTATTGCACTAACTGCATCAGTTTTATTATTGGTTGTTAAATTTCCAACATTACCAATATCTTTATCGACCTCATTAATGGCTTTTACTACTGTTTCTTTGTTTGTAGTAGTCAATGTATTAAGAGGACCGATCTCTTTATCTAATTCATTAATGGCATTTACAGTATTATCTTTTGCAGTAGTCGTTAGTGTACTTACATTACCAATATCTTTATCTAACTCATTTATAGCAGATACTAAATTAGTTTTATTAGTAGTTGTTAAATCAACCAATTCTCCAGCACGGCCATCTAATTCATTAATTGCCGCAACAGCAGTTTCTTTTGTAGTAGTCTCAAGCTTACTAATATCACCAAGTCCATTAATAGCATTAATAACACTTGACTTATCTGCTGTTTTTAATTCTGGAAGTTTACCCACTCTCTTATCTAATTCATTTATACCTGCCACAGCAGTACTTTTATCATCTGTTGTTAATTCCTCTATGGTTCCCAAATCATCATGAACTTCATTTAAAGCATTAACCATATTGTCTTTTGCTTCAGTATGCAACTTAGATAAGTCTCCCATCTCACCGTCTAGCTCATTAATTGCGTAGGTTACAATTTTATTTGTAGTTGTTAACTCCTCTACAGGTCCAACATTTGTATCTACTTCATTAATTGCCCCAACGATAGTAGTTTTTTCAGCAGTAGTAAGATTCTCTAAATCTCCCATCTCTTTGTCAAGTTCATTAATTGCCGCAACTGCAGTACTCTTATCTTTTGTTGTTAATTCTTCTATTGTGCCTAAATCATCGTGAATTTCATTAATTGCATTAACAATTCTGCTCTTATCTTCAGTATGTAAATTTTCTAGCTTACCAATTAAGTTGTTTTCTAATATTGAAGTAACATTCATTATTGGTATCCATTTTGATATCTTTCTCCAATGACCTTCTTCAGTATAATCTTCTTTTACATAGATAGCCCAATCACTATCTTCATAAGTATCTCCAGTTGTTGTAGAAGTATATTTCCAATTATTATCTCTTCCGTCTGCTTTACAAATGTATTTAGCATTTAGTAATACTCCTGAAGTTGGATCTCCATCCACAACATAAGGTATGTTTGGTAAATCACCGTCATTGATTCCAAAATATCTTTCTTCAGTCGATGCTGTAACTAAATCATTCCTTTTATTGTATTCGTACACAACACCATTTTCACTAACGGCACACCAGAATCCTTGAGTTAGTCGATCAGAAGGAATATTATTTCTGTCTGCGATAGTCTCCACCTGAGAATATTCTTTATCAAAAATAACTCCTTCTACGGCTAATTGTAAATCTTCCGCCATTCTATTAAAATTATAATTAAGGTCGGTAGAATTGATTATTCCACCAATTTCTCTTAGTTTTTGAGTTATTGCCATAATTCTACCTCCTATAAGTACCTTGGCACTATTTGCCATTCTACGTTTATTGATTGTCCTTCTGGGATATTTAATTCACAAGATAATTTGTCTAATTTCGTTATAATGACAGTAGCATTAGGATTAGAATATAGTCCGACACTCTTATCAAGTATAAAACGATTTGTTATTTTATCTATTCCTATAATTCTTCCACCTGCGCCATCTTTTGAGTTTACATTCATTTCGTCTTTAAACATAACTGTTTTTCCAATATCATCTGTTCTTACTTGTCTAACTTTTTCATCGAAACTTACCATTGTATTAGTTCCATCATTTGATATAGACGCATTCTCCTGTCTTTCAACATAATTCCTTGGTTGCAAATACATTAAATCGCCCTCAACTTTATCTGAGCAATCTACCCCGTTTAAAGTATATATATTTTCACCCCAATCAAGAATCATTTTACTATCAGTTGTCAATCCATTTAAAGTAATAACACTAACATCTCCGACAGTTTCATTGCGCAATATCATTGCCCCAGAATCTATCGCCGTATCAGTACTTATAATAGCTCTTATTTTTGAATTATATGTTCCTGGATTATATATTTGAACTTCATTTTCTCCACTTGCCATTGTCACTGACATTGGTAAACTTTCTTCTCTATATAATAATCCCTCATCATAATAGTAGTCTTGCGTGCCATCGAAGATATCTCTGTACTCATAATATTTTAAATCATCTTGATAGTATAACATTCCATAACCACAAGTTTGTCCAACTGTCGTGAAAGTTATACTGAAGTTTCCTGTATAACTAACTCCGCCTGTATCCGGATGTGTTAAAGGAATATTTCCTAAATTATCTACAGAACTTACTTTTACCCAATAATATCTATAAGGTTCTTCTGGTCTTATTAATTTTCCAATCTTTTTTGGTCTTATCCAAGATTTCAATTGATCAAATTCAAAAGCTGACAAATTATCAATAAAACAATTATAAGTAAAACTTTTTTGAGATAATCTGGTATTAAAATAATATTTACCATCATATCCGTCAACTTCTAAACTATTATCACTAAATTCAGGAAGAATAGGAGTGTCATAAGTGCTTCCGTCTGAGACACTCGCTACTCCTATCTGACTTGAATCTATTCCGTCAAAGACGAAGGTAAGATATATTTCTCCCTTGTCTATGACATCCATTATATTTGCTCTTCCGCATACTGGTTCATGTGCAGCCATATAATCTTACCTCCTTTTTACTTCATATTTATATTTAACCTGGTCCCAATGCCCTTCTTAGCCATCATATCATTTGCTCCTTGTACAAATATATCTAAAGCTTTCTTACCATCAGCGGCGCTTGACATTGAAGCAACATTAAAGTTAATAGAACCAAATGTAACATTAGAATTAGTAGTAGCATTATTAATAGTAGAAGGATCTAGCGATTTTGCTAACGCTCCAATTTGTTCGGTTTGATATGCACTTAAGAATGCTTCTGGACGTGACTTACTACCATCTACCCATGCTGGTCCAGTATAATCTACATAACCACCAGATGAATAGGCACATCCAACTAAATTACTCGGCAACATCCATACGTCTTTACCAACAGTATTTCTTACTTTTACATATTCTTTTCCATTAAACTTCTTCTTATCTTTAATAGTAACAGTTTTTGGTAATTGACTTCCTCTATTTGTGTATCCCTTAAATTCAGTTAATTGTCCACGTTTTTCTTCATATGTTTTAGCATGTATATCTCCAACAATATATCTTCTGCCGACATCTGACGGACCCCAAACTTCTTTTGAAGCATTCGGCTTAGTAACCTTATCTTTTTTATCATCTTTTGGCTTCGGATCTTCTTTTGTATTCTTTAAATTATTGTAATAATTTCCCGCACTCCAAGCTGCACTTGCTGCTCGAGCATAACTATTAGCTGCTTCTGTTGCCTTTTGCCAAGAACCAGGAAGCGCTTGGATTTTAATATCCATAGCTTCAACAGTTTGAGTAACTGAAACAATATCTGATGTTAATTTTCCTAATTCAGCTCCCATATCCGTAGCAGCTTTCATAGCATCCATTGTTTCTTTCCACTCTCTCTCCATTTCAGATTGTTGCAAAGCACTTTGTTGACGATACTCTTCGTTCCAATGAATCAAAGTTTCCATCATCGCTTGAGTTCCTTCTTCTTGAATAGCTTGTACTTGTTCCCAATACCAAGTCATTTTTTCTAAACGATAGTCATAAGTTTCTGATTCTGCGTCTTTCGTATCTTGTAACCATTGTTTACGATCGTCCATGTCATCTTCAAAACGCTTTTCTGCTATTTCCAATTGTTTGTCCTCTAAATCTTGTTGTAATTGTAATAATTGAGCATTATTTTTACCGGAAGAATCCAATGTCGCTCTACGTAAAGCTTCTTGAGCTTTGTATAATTCTTTGTTACTATTATCATCTTCTTGGGCTTTCTTTCTAGCTTCAACGGCTTTCTCAATCATATCTATTTCATCGTCAAGAGCTTTAACTCTAGCGTCATGCAATATTTTTTCTCTATTTTTGATAGCATCTACAAGTTCATTTTCTATTTCTATCTGCATTTGGACTAATTCTTCACGAACTTTCTTGACTTCTTGTGCATATTTAGACATGTCATTTTCGGTATCTCTAAGGGCATCTCGTTGCTTTTGGAACGCCTCTACTAAATTGTCTATATCTTCTTTCATATCAGCAGGCATACTCTTGTATTTATCATACATTGTTAAATCTGCCCATCCAATATCTCCATTTTCTTGAATCTTAAACATTTGACCATAAGGAGAATCTAGTAAATCACCAGCAGCCTGATTTGTCATTTCTTGTTGCATCTTAAATAAATCCTTATAAACATCATACTGTTGTTGAGCCAGATCAAGATTAGTCATCATTAAACGACCATAATCTTCTCCGCTATAATCTTTATACAAATCTTTAAAAGTCTCATTCTCATCTATCTTATGTTGAAGTCCTTCGATTTTTTCTAATAGAGTTAATGTTCGTTCGAGTTTCTCATTATAATCCTTCTGAGAATCTGATGCCTTTTTCATACCCTCTACTTGAGCATTGTTTCCAAAAGCGTGAGGATCTTTTAGATAATCTGATACTTTTTTCTTCAAATCAATTGTAGTTTTTATTCTGTTGTTATTTTTGTTTATTTGATCATCCAACGAATTAAGACGATTTTGTAATCTTTGGATACTACCATCAACATCCTTCATATCAACGTCTGATAAAACACTATCCTTTATACTTTGAGAAAGTTGATCTCGAAGATTTTTCAAGTCTACTTCAACTTTACTTGTGCCACCCTCATAGGTTCCGTTTTCGGCTTCTCTCATTATTTTTGCATATTGAGCAGCAAATTGGGAAGCTGCACTTAATCGTGCATTTAATTTCGCTTCTTCAGTTTTAACAGATGCTTCAGCTAAATTCTTCTCTAACTTAAGTTCTACATCATTTAAAGTTCCCGCTACATCAACATTTTCTTTTTTACTTTGCAATTCTTCTAGAGCAGCATTTATAGCAGTTTTTTCTGCTTCAAGAATTACATTTTGATATTCTAATTCTTGTTCTGTCTGTTCTAATTGAATAGCAAATTCTTCTGCTTTTGCAACAGCAGACGCTATCGCTAACTGATACAATCCTTCCTCGAGTCCTTCTTGAGCAATTAATTGTCCGTTTTGATATTGTACCGCATCGTTTATTTTTCCAAGAGCGTCATAGTAATTTTGCGCACCCAACGATGCTGAATTAGTAAGATCTACGGTTTTTTCAAAAGTATCTAATATAGAGAATAAATCCCCAACATCTCCAAAGCTAAAAATATTATTGCTATCTTGAAGAGAATCTACAAGAGATACTATGTTTTCAAAAGTACTTTGAATTTCTGATATAGCTGAAGACATTTCTCCAAATGTTGGTTCCTTAGCTGTTTCAATCAATGGAATCAATTTATTCAATGTATCAGAATAACTTTTTGTTTCCGTTTCAAGTTCCTTTATCTTATCTTTATTTTGTTGTACAGTACTATTGTATTCCGCAAAAGCTTTACGAGCTTCTTCTATTTTCCCTTTCTCTTCAAGAGTTAAAGGATAAGTATTTCGTTTTCTATTGAATCTATTAAGGTTTGTTGGATCTTCCTCTGCCATTGATTTATAATATTGATATCTCTCTTCTTCGTATTCTGACCTTTCGTCTTCGCTATTGAAAGACATCTTATTAACATCTTGTTTAGCCAGTTTTCTTAACTTGTCGTTATAGGCTTGTTGAGCATTAGTGTCTTTACCATTTAAACTGTTTATCTTTTCTAATAGCTCAGCTTTTTCTCCTAATAAGTCATTAATTGTACCAACAATAGCTTTATTTTTATTCAATTCACCATTTTCTTCTTTATATTTTTCAAGTATCTTATCTATTCCACCAGCTGAGCTAAATAATGAAGAAAACTCTGTTTTTAACAAGCCACTTGATGATAATAATTCTAATTCTGATTGAGTTAAATTATCGATGCCAGCTTTCATATCTTCGAGTTGCTTTTTCTTTACAGCCTCTTCGTCTGTTAAATCATCTTTTTCTAAATCCTTTATTTGAGCATCTATTTGTTTTTTTATCGATTCTGCTTGTGCAGCTCCTTTATAAGATATATTTAAAACAGCAGTAATAATTGTATCTATCTCAATATCTTCCAACCCAGAGTCTTTTAATTCCTGTCTTATCTCTTTATCTATTTGTTCTCTAGCGGCTCCAAAAGTTTTTTCATCATACTGTAAAGAAGTCTCTAAATGCGTTTTTGCACTGTCTATTTCATTCCAATCTATCTTTTTGAACTGTTCTATTAAATTATTTATTTCTTTTGTAGCATCGGATACATATCCACTTCTTCCGGCTTCCATTAATCCAGAGATCATAGTATCTGCAACTTGAGATGCGGTATCTTTATTCACATCTTGAACTTCTTGGATAAAATCATCTCTCTTAATCTGATATGCCTTAAGAATTTCAGAATAATTTTCATCCCATACCTTTTTATTTTCTTCTATTTGTTCCTTAGAGATTTTTTTACTCCATAAAACATCTGTACCAATCATGGCAGCAACCGAAGCTCCATAGGTTGGGATAGCCGTCACCGCTGCAACTGTCCATCCGATAACATCCACTATCGTCTTAAAAATCCTTTCGCCTTTTTGAGCGCCCTTCTGTAAATTATTAAATTGATCCAACTGTTTATCTGCATTAGCTGACATTTCACGTTGTTTTTTATCTAATTCTTCATAAGCAGCTGCTGTATTTAAAACAGCCTCTCCATATTGATTATATCCTATAACTGCCCCTGGAACAAGTTTAACTAATTCCTCTGTTGAATCTTTAAGTTTTTGTGTTTCTTCGTCTGTTTTATCTAATTTAGTACTCAATTCTTCATAAACTGCTAAATTACTTTCTATGCTATTCTTCTTTTGAGAAAATTCATCCATCTCTTGTTGCAACTCTGTCAATTTCTTCTGAGTAGTTTCTACACTTGGCCATAGCTTATCAAAAACAAATTTTACAGCACCTATTGATGCTCCAATAATTGCACCCCATGGAGGAGCAAATTTGCTAAAAGTAGTGGCTAAACCGATACCGGTGCTTAACGCAGATGACATATCTTCATCAAGCCCAAGGAATGATGCTCCCATTTGCGTTAATGAACCAGCAACTAAACCAGAGCTTATGTTTATCTTGTTAAACAAAGCAGAAATTTTGTCGAAATTTCCTATATTTTTATCTTCTCTAAATAATTTCCCTACATCCCCCAAAGAAAACGTTTCTTTTTCTTTGAAAGTATCAAAAAACTTGGTCGAATTCTTTTTTTGAGGCAAGTCTTCTTTATTATAAGAATATCCACTGTCTTTTCTTATCTGCGCTAACTCTTTTCTAATTTCATCTGTCCTTTTTTTAGCGTCTTCTGCTTCTTCTACTAATCTCATAGCATCGGCTTGAGCTTGTTCTGCTAACTCCGATATCTCTTTATTAGTTTTTTTCCTTAGCCATTTTTTTGCATCTTCGTAGTTATCATCAAACATTTGTTGAGAAACCCTTAAGCCCTTAGTGTCCATTCCTGTTGATTCTAAATATTGTTTAATTAAAGAATTACCATGTTTGGATGAAGTAGCTAAAGATTTCTCCTCATCGAGTTTCCTCATTTTATTAAGTCTAAAATTTTCCTGAACATCATTAATTTGTTTTTTTATCTGATTCTCGTTTGCAGTTGCCCAAGATAAATTAGACTTAGCCGCTTTGTATGCATCATTTTGCTCCAACAGCATCTCATCGTCATTTAATTGTAAGGCTTCTTCGTTTCTTTTAATACTTTCCGTCAAAAGATTGTAAGAATTTGTTAAAACATTTTCTGTTGAAGATAGTAATGTTGAGCTTTTTTGCTCAGAAACTTTAGAGCTCTCCGATTCAAGACGTTTTAGTCTATTAGCATCTGTTGCCTCAGAATTCTCCTCTATGGCTTGATTCATATCCTTTACATATTTTGTATTACCAAATCCATCAATAAATTTTTTTATCGAGTTCCAAGCCGAATTGGCTTTCTTACTAACATCTTGAAAGCTGTTTCCAAGCAAACCTATATCATTAGATATGTCCTTTAATCCTAATTTTTCAATACTCCAAGTTTTAAAACCTTTAAATAAATTACCAGCTTTACCCAATGTTGTAAAGACTTTAGTTAATGCTAATAACGGAACCACTGTACTTGTAATTCCCTTCGGTATCTTATTCAACAATTCGACAAGAGAAGAAAACATATCAATTATTCTTTTTATCATTGAAGAATCTGCTATGTTTGTCGCAAACTGTTGCCAAGCATTACTTAATCTTGTAAAACTTGCTTCTAATCCTTGGTTATAAGCTCTTAACTGTTTAGCAGATTCTCCGCTAGCATTTTGCGAAACATCTACTAATTCCATCGCTCTATCATAGTTGTCCATTAAGGCGATGAAACGAGATTGTTGTCTATTTCCTGCAAGTACAGTAGCAATATATGCCTTATGATTACGATCTAGTGTATTCCACATTGGACCAAGTTCATTCATAATGTCTTGTAAAGTTCTCAACTGTCCAGAACTGTCTGTAGCGGCAATTCCAATACTAGTTAATGCTTTCGCTACATTACTAAATGTAGTACCATCTTCTTCTATTTTACCAATATCCTTTATTTCCTGTAAACGAGAAGTTATAGATTTCATTGCGGTACCAATATTCTCTGGCGCTTCACGAGTTACTTCTTGCATTGTTGATAGATAAGCCATGTAGTAATCTAAATCTAACCCGGCCATACGAGCCTGAGACGCAGATTTTTGCATAGCTACTGTTAACTCATCTACGCTTGAAGCAGCGGCAGCATCTAGTGCAGACATTTTATCCGCTATGCCCATTGCCTCATTAGCGCTTAATTGATATCCTCTTACTGCTGCAGTTAATCTATCTGCGGCTTCTGCAGCGTCGATTCCACCAGTCTTAGAAATTGCTATAGAAGCTTCTGTCATTTTTAACGCTTCAGAAGTTCCCAAACCTTGTTGATAGAAAACCAATTGAGCAGCAGCGACATCTTTAGTCGTAGAGCTTAATTGATTTGCTAATCTATTATATGAAGATGTCAAATTATTAACTTCTTCTCTAGTTTGGCCAGTAACCATCATTGTACGGGTTAATATTTCATCATAATCTTTAAAAAACTCAATTCCTCTACTTAGTCCTGTTTGAAATAAATTACTTAAAGAAGTTCCCAAAAAGGTTCCAGAAATAATATCACCAAATTTAACGACTTCTTTCTTTGCTGCTTTAACTTGATTAACCTGTTCGTCAAGTGATGAACTAAACTTCTTGCTTTCTCCAGTTACACCATTTAAATTTATCCCTACTCGAGATAGTATATCATTGTATTGTCCCAATATACGATTAGCTTCTGTACTGCTGATCATAGGATCATACTTAGAATCTGACATTTGATTCTTAATGTCTTTTTGAGCATTTCTAATTTCTTCTTGTGTTTTTAACTTAGCTAATTCTTCTTCTTTTGCGATAATTTGTTTAGCTATTTCTAAACGTTCTTGATCTTGTTTAGTAAGTTTTTCACCCGATGCCACCAAAGCTTCTGTTTTAGAGATTTCTTTTCTAGCCTGAGGCGTACTCATGTTATTTTGACTCTTAAAAGAAGAAAGCTCTGCAGATTTCTTACGACGTTTTTGAGACTCGGCGTCTAATTTCTTTAATTGCTTTTCTAAGTTCTGATAATCTTTTATTAAAGATTGATTACTTGGACTTTGAAAAGACTGATTAATAGCCTCCTTCATGCTATTAATTTGTGTTTTTACCTTTGTAGTTTCTTCTCCAACTGTCTTGAATGCTTTTGTAATGGCAGAAGCATCAGTGCCTTTTGATAATTCTCTATTAAGATCTCTAATAGCATTATTATATGAATCAAAAACACCTTTCCCTGCATCTTTGCCACCAATTTTTATTTCTGGCATCCTTATTTCTTTGATGTTTTTCAAAGCACTTGTATCAGGTATATATTTAACTTTAATATTTACAGTATCATTACCTGCTGCCATTTAACTCACCCCTCTCTAAATTTATTCATTAACTTTTTCTACTTCTTCTATTTTACTTTCTAATAATTCCTTAATTTTATTTATATTTTCTTCTGTAAAAGATTGTCCTAAATCTTCAAGAACTGACATTAAGGTCAATGAATATTTAGCCTTAGCTTTTGCCCCTTCTTCAATCTCTCTAAAAATTTCTTCATATTCTTTAGAATATTCTCCCTTTTCTAATTCTTCAATTAAACTATAATTATCATTTATAAAATCTATCCAATTAATGTCTTCTGCTTCCATTGCTTTATGCATTTCAGTATTGCCTAATAAATTGAATAAAGTTAATGCTAATGATATTTTTAGTTCATATTTATTATGGTAATATTTTTTTTCTACATTATTTAAAGTTTGTCTAACTATAACATCTTTTGTACTTATTTTTTTTAATTCTTCTAATCTCTCTAATTTCATTTTTTATCTATCCTCCCAACATTAGCATAATTAAATTCCATGCTAAGTTTTATTTTATTCACTGCATGCAACATTGTATCTGCTGTTGCATCATACCATTCTTTTCTTGTTTCTAATGGCTCTTCTTCATATAATTTAAGTATATTTCCAGGAACTGAAGTTAAACTATCTCCAGTTTGTTTAATAGGCCAAGGATTGGAAGTGATTTTATTTTTTGTTCCAAGAGTCGCCTCTAACATATCAGAAACTCTTAGTACCGCATCTCTTGTGTGTCCTTTTGTTTTTGTTCCTGTTTTAGAAATAACATATATAAGAGCTTCTTTTCCTTCGGCAATACCTGCAATTGTTTTTACAGCTATTGCATACCTTAATACATTAATTACATTGATAAACCTATTATCTAATAAGCCAGATGGATTTGCATTTAATTTTTCAATCGCACTTGGGTTAGAGCCTGTTGTATACATATCAGTAGGAGTAATCCCTCTTGCTTTTCTATCTTCATTAACACTATCAACCAAAGATATATAATTTGGATCTGAGAAAGCGTGTTGATGTATTATTGCAAATCTTATGATATCTTTTGTACTACTATCTATTGTTTCATCCATTAATAGATCTAAATTAGTTGCAGGTAATGACAAAATTCTTTTACCCGATGTACTACCAGCTTTCATCTGAATAGGTAAGGGATTTTTTCCTTCAGCAGTAACTTCTATATCATAAGTACTTTTCTTTTCTCCATATTTAGAATCTCCCGTTTGAGCGATTAATGATTCTGAACCCTTAAATCCAGCTATTGTATTCTGAACTGCAATTTCTTTTGTCCATTTTTTTAGTTCTGGTTGTTCCTTAGTAATTTTTGTCATATAAGTAGCATTAATTAGAGTTGAAAAATAACGCTCAAACCAATTTCCCAATGTAGCGCTTTTACCAGATACCATCATTCCTTCACTAACACCCAATAGTCTATTCATACTTCTTGTTATTGTTGATTTAATCTGTGAAATTACCTCTTGATTGTTATCTGTTTTTCCTTTTTCTATAGTTTCATGTAGCGCTTTTTTACTTATCTCTTTTACAGAATCTAATACCGTTCTATTTAACTTGTCTCTGGAAGAAAGTTCTTTCCATATTTCATCGAATACTTTATTCGTATCAGTTAATAAATTATTTAAAATTTCAATACCCTTCTCTGGTGTTACTTCTTCAGATGTAAATAAACTACAAAAATCTATCAAAGCTGCATTTTCTTTCTCCTTAAAACTCTCTATTGCAGCTCTTATTTTGTCTTCTTGTGGATTAACGGAGATAGACTGAGCCTTTTTCCAATAAGGACTACAAAATAAATAATATCTATGTAAATAACCCGGTCTACCGTAGTATCCTCCATCTCTCACTTCTGCTGCCATATTACATCACTTCAATCGTAAATATCTCTTTATTTACTCCATTTTGATTATCATCTGCTAAACCTTGTACATATACCGTAGAGCCATATGCTTTTTCTGAATTATTAAATCCTATATAAAAATTAGTACCAACAGACACTTTATTAAATCTAATAATTATATTCATTTTCTCTTCTGTTAGAATATCCATCGCTTGGCATTGCATTTCTAATGACATTATTACTTCTGCTCCAAGTTGTTTTATACTTGTTAAAGATTTTGCCTCATTCTCTTCTTCATAGAGATATGTAAATAAATGATTTACTTTTTTAATTAAATGTATTTCATCTTCAACGACCTCAAATTGATCTTTAGCAACTTTCGTTAAATTGCCATAATCATCTGTTAAATATAATAATACTTCTCCAATCGGTTTAGAAGGTAATTTAATTATATCTTGGTCATTCATCAGAACAGTGTCTGTTATTGTTGCCTTCGTTTTTTGATTTATTTTTGTCTCTCCAAATATACTGTTAAACAAATTTAACATCATACTTCCATTCATTAAACTAAAACTAACATGTTTAATCGTTGATGTACCCGCTTCAGTGCTTCTACCGACAATATTCTTATCTCTTTCTCCAACAACGAAACTCGAAATAGACGCATTGTCTATTACCATAAAAGGTTCTCCCTTTTTTAGACATTTGTCTCCATATCGTCCGTCTTCTCTTACTCTGAAAATGGCTTTTTCAACCTCTTGAAATCTTAATCGATCAAGCATCTTATCTCACCTCTTTCAATATCCTCTCTGTCTATTAGTAGGCTTTGTATTCCTTTACTTCATTCATTGTACCATAGATTAAATTTTGTGTCAAATAAAAAGAACCTTGCGGTTCTTTATATTATATAGTAGCAGCTTCGATACATTCAGTAGCTTCACCAGTACCATTTTCTCCGTAAATTCTATAAACGATTAGACGTTTGTCGTCGTCTGCTAAAGCAGTTCCGTTCATATCAAATACAGCAGCAGTACCGTCAGCATTTAATTCAAATGTATAGTTGTTGTCTAAAGCAAATCTTGGAACTTCGATTTGTAATGCATCATTACGTCCTGTAAATGTATTGTATAATTCAGTATCTCCTACAAATCTATAAGTTTTAGCGAACATATCACTAAATACAGTAAGTTCTCTTGCTTGTTCTGGTTCAGTTATATCATAACTATAGAATACTTGATATTCTTTGTCTTTTACAATTGTATAATCACCTGGTCTCCAAGCTTCTGCATTTAAAGCAATGTCTTGAACAGCTGTTTTACTATCGTAACGAGCTTTTCTTTCGCTTATGATACCATCTTTTACTTCTGCTAACCAAAGAGTAGTTCCAGCAGCCATACTATGAGTTAATTTTAAACCTGTGTCAGTAGCTTTAATTTTTTCATTATATGCAATTCTTATAGCGCTTTGATCTCCAGACTTAACAACTTCTCCACCAGTAACTACTGCTAAATAAGTCATACTCATAACAGCATCTTGGATAGTTAAGTTAACAGCCTTGTTTGAAGCGATACGAGCTAATATTGGATTACCCTTACCACCTTGTACGTCGTTTGTATCAGCAGTTTGTTCAATTGTAGATAATTTTAAAGTATCAAATTTAGCAACTGGATTTCCACAAACTAAATCGTATAATACAACATCAGCACAAGTAACAGAAGCATATTTACGTCCCATAATTTCAAACATAATTTTTACCTCCATTGAATTATTCTAGCCAATGCTTAGTCTTTGATTTATGCTTTTTATCAGCATAAGGTGACAATAAGCAAGCTATTTGATAGTTTTCAATTTGTACTATTTTTTCTAGCACAGCTCTAAACTGTAATAACGTCATGTTATATACCGTTTCATAAGAATGTCCGTGAGCAACAACAGCAACAATTTGAGAAGCAAGGTCATCTTCGCCCTTCTCCTTTTTTATCTCAGCTAAACGTTGTTGGCCTTTAACAATCTTATCATGAACTTCTTGAGCACGTTTAGATCGCGGTGCATTTTGTATATTAGTATCTTCTTCTTTTTGCGATGTTATCTGTTTGATAACACTTTGAATCTCTGAAAAAAGTTCTTCAGTGAGCTCTATCCCAGACTCTAGTTCCCCTATAAATATAGAATTCTGCATCTTTAAAAACTCAACTTTTTTATGCATGAAGAATAAAACAGAGTCTTTAAATATTTTTTGTAAGTTTAAATCATATATTATAAACTTTTTATATACGTCCCAGTCCTCAAGATTCCACGTTTCATCTGTCTCTTCTGGAACTAAATCTTTTCTTGATAAATTCCATATCGCATAAAGATTCCCAAATCTTTCGTTTCCTAAAATAACAATATCCTTGACCGTCGGTTGGAAAATAGTAATCTTAGAATTTAATTCTATTCCTTCTCCAGTTAGTATTCTACTTATATTAATTTTCAAGGATTGTTTCATAAACCATCCTAAAACCGATTAGTCTATCTGATAACTTAGCATTTATAACTTGATCTAATCTATATTTTACGCCAGAAGTTTGAACAAATTTAGTTCTCATTACCTTATCTATATAATTACATATTACAAGAGGTCTCAACCCATCGTTAATTATCCATTGTTCTGGTGGAGTCCATACATCAATTGCTATTGTAGTTATAGCGTTATTCCTTTCATTACCAATATCTTCCATTAACAAATTGATAGAAATATAACTTGCATCAACATCTGTCTCATTATGTAATGGAATTAAGGGAGTTCTCCAAATTGTCTTATCAACAAGAGACATTTTTACTTCTGGTTGTTCTAACGCATTTTTATCTATATAATATAATAATTTTCTTATCTCTGGAGTAGAATCTAAAACAGCAGCCAATCTTGTGATATCGTTATTAAGAGAGAGAAACAAAGACGCTTCTTGATTTTTACTAGAAAAAGCACTCATATTACACCCCCTCTACACTTACAATTCTTATTTCTTTTGTATAAATGTCAGTTCCAGTCATAACAACTAGTTTTATTGTACCAGAATACTTATCTTTTATAGAAATTGTTATAGAATTATTAGTAGTTTTATATGTTCCTTTTACTTTCGATGGGAAAGTAGGAACAAATTCTGCATCTTCCTTATTGTTAAGATAATATTCTGCACTTCCATTCCATACAATTGTATCTGATCCTATTATGTAAATATTATCCTTAATCCACTCGTCACCAGAATGTATAACAAATTCTTTATATATTAACTCATTATCCTTAAGACTAACTTTCACAACAATGTCTTTAGCGACAAGAGGAGTTATAACATTTCCTATTATAGAAACATCGTTTGGATCTTCTACAGTTAATACAATGTCTTTTTTATCTGTAATCTCTCCATTTTTAAAGACTTCATAATTAACTTCAAATGGTTTACCAACTTCTAATATTACATCAGAATCAAAATTCAATCTAAGTTCATATCTTCTGTTGTAGTTTGCTATATTATTTTCGACATCATCACCATCTTGCAATATATCGTCATACATACCTAATATTGTTGTTCCGTCCGTAGACAGATTATCTACGAATGTAACTCTATATGGTTGTCCATTAAATAAGAAACGCATATCTTGTTCTAAACTTAGATTTCTTTGTGTTATTACTGTTATAGGAGTATCTACTTCTCTAGCCATAACAGGAGGATCGGTATATTTATTTTCAACTAATATTGAACTCATACCTCTTCCCTTAGCATATGCTTTTTGAGTTCTAAGATTTCCTTCTTTATCTACCCATTTTAAATCTACATTACATCTATAAGCAGTTCCATAAAAAGATTCTTTTATTACACGAGCTTCTCTTTTTACAACAACCCAATACTCATTATCCCATTTAAATAGAGTTCCCATTTTAAGTACATCTATTTTAGACAAAACTAACACTTCATCTCTAATATCTGTCATTGCGCCAGTCATAATACCGATACGATTTGGATTCCATTCTTCAGCGTCTATGTCATAAATAGATACATCCATACCATATTGAGATTTTTCTAAAAAAGTATCAAGATTAGTCCTTACCTGATTTTTAACATATTCTTTTAAACTAGAGCCAACAGTGCCAGTAACTCTGACTTTATAATTTTCTAATACACCCATATCTGGCACCCCCTTCTTATTGAGGTTTAGCTATACCGTTTAAATAATTTATAACATCAAAAACTCTTCTCTTATACCAATCTCCATCTAAATATTTTAATGGAGCAACCTTAAAAGCAATTGTACTTGCTGTAAGACTGTCTAAGAGTCCGTTATTCATTGTTAATTCCATCATTAATTCATCGTATAGTCTTTCCCATTCTTTGCCTTCTTCTCTCCAACAAAGCATCTTATATACCATAGATATTATATGTTCTCTAATATACTTATCTTGCATTATTCATTACCTCCAAATGTAGAGATATCGATAGTTTTATAGCCATATTCAGTAAGTCTATTTTTTAAGCGTTTATAATATCCATCATGTAATTCAAGCAAATTCTTCATCGTTTCATTTGGTGAATAAGTTTTAATACCTGCATCATAATATTGTTGTTCTATTAATCTTGTTGAATTTAATTGTTGCTCTGTCCAAGAAACAACCATACCCCAAGCCAAACATTCTATTTCATGATCTGATAAAGATTGTTCAAAATATCCTTCTTCATCGTTTCTTGCATGAAGATCATATCCTGGCAATACTCTATATTCTGTTTCTTTTGCTATTCTACATAAATAATATATTGATCTCTTTAGAAGAGGTAATAAATCTGTCATTAATTCTTCTTCTGACATTACCGCAAATCTATCATCTGTTACGGCACTAAGAAAGGATTCGTATATCTCTATATACTTTGTTCCCATTTTATCCCTCCTTATTCTGATAATATTTTTTTAACTAAATCTGTGTTATATCTATCATTCTTTGCAACAATTTCTTTGATTGTATCATAGTTTACTGGATTTTTTAAAGCTTCTCTTATTTTATCTTCTTTATCATTTTTAATCCAATTATAGAAAGTAATAGCTTTTACAATAGGAACTTCTGCAGTTTCTTCTTCTACATGAATTTGATGAATTCCTGCATCTTCTTCAACTTCGCAAACACGATCTCCTAAAATGTAATCTCTTTCTTCATCACTAAGAATACTTCCATATAACATTTCTTCTGTGATTCCTTCTACTTTTATTAATCCTTGGCAAATCATTTTTTTGCTAACTGGATAATCTAAGATATTTTTAAAACTATCTAAAGATATTCTTAATTGACTGTTCATAGGAATATTATAAAATCTTCCTTGAGTATCTCTTAATCCAACTCCGCAATCGCCAACATTTAATAATCTAATTTCAATAAATTTATTGTCCATTTTTTCAACCTCCATCATCTCTTTTACGGATTTTTTCTTTTCCTACAGTATAGTAGGCACTCTCCGTGTTAATAATAATTTAACATATTTTATTCTTTTTGTCAAATATTTTTATAATAAATAAAAAAGAACCTTTCGGCTCTTTTTATATAACTACGCTTCTAAGCTTGTGTCTTTGTAGATTGCCCAATAATTGTGAGATAATACAGCAACATCGAACATTTGTTCAAGACTAATTTCTTGAGATAAAACTGCGTCAGTGAAGTTTCTTACGAATGTAGGACCTTCAAATGCAATTTTAACTGGTTTTTCAGCTCCAACTGGCATAATGTATGCATAAGCATCATTTACGATTGTTTCAGTGTTAGTATCATCAGTGAATGATTGGTTAAGGATTATAACGTTACATCCTTTGTAAGTTCCAACGTATCCTTGGTTTCTTATGTCTTCAACGTCTCTGTCGCTTATTTTAGGATTTGTAACAGTAGTCCATCCTGGGTTATTGTATAATTTACTTGCGAAAGCAAATGTACAATAAATATTAACGCTGTCTCCATAAGCTCTTACAGTGTTGATTAACTTATCGAATTGATCCATAATTAATCCAGCACCTTCATATTTGTTTGCAGCAGGTCTATCTGGAGCATTGAATGAAGCGATTAAAGCTTTTTGAATTTCAATATATAATTTTTCTTCTAAAGCTTCTGTTAATACATCTAATAGTTCAGACATTGAAATTCTTCCTAATAAGAAGTCTTCAATTTCTAATCTTGTAGCACCAGCATATACTCTTGGTTGCATTACTAATTCTTTGTTATCTAAAGTAAATGTTTTATAAATACCTTGATCTCCTGCTTTAGTAACGAATTTTTTACCTCTGTATTTACCAGTTCTTATAGTGAAGCTAATTTTTTCTCCATATCCTTTTCTTCTGATTTCAGCGAAACCACCGAATTGTTCTAATACCTTTCTTGGTATAACGATATTAGCTACTTCTTCGATTATTTCATATAAATCAGCTGCATGTTTTCTAAGATATTTGTAATCTTGGAAAGCACTTAATTGTTCACGAAGTGAATTTTCAAGGTCAGCAGCAGTGAATTCAGAAGGGATATTTTCTTTAGTAATTGTAGCAACTGCTAAGTCAACGATATCTTTCATGTTATCCATATCTTTCTACCTCCCTTACGCTTTATTAACAACAACGTAGAATCCTACTTCGTCATTTTGCATTGTACTTTTCTTAACGATGAATTCGCATTTAGCATCGTTATTTTTTGTATCTGTAACTTTTATCATTCCGTTACCATCTGGATATCCATATAAACTTCCTTCTCTTTCGAAAGCTTCATCGAAAGCTTTATTGTCAGCATAGTCTCCAGAAATTAAATTAGTGTGGAAACTGTCTCCTTCAGATAATTTCCATAATCTTGGTAATTCTTCTTCATTGTTTACGTTGAAAACAAAATGATTAAGTCCTCTTTCTCCTGCTCTGTAATATCTTACAGTTGAATGCATTAAATAAGGACAAGAAACTTCTTCTTTAACGATTTCGTTGTTCTTACGATCAATGAAAAGGATCATACCATTCTCTAATGTTTCAATTCCATCTTTTACAGGTGTTTGAGCTTCAATTTGTCTTGTAGCTTCAGAAGCTAAGAAATTGTGTTCAACAACACCATGACCAGAAATCTTATATTGAGCCATGTTTAATTACCTCCATTTAATTTTTCTTATTAGCAGCTTTTGTAGCTCTAACTAATTCTTGCCATCCTTTTTTAGTTTCTTTTTTAGCAATGCCATTAAATGAATATATCATACCATTTACTTTATTTTCATCGCTTTCTTCTTCAACCAATACTTGTTCAGCAAGTTTTGCACCTAAAGTTGATTTTAAATCTTCTATGCTATAATTACCAATATTTTCTTTTATGTCAGACATAAAATCACTATCGTTTATTTTAGCAGAGAATTTATTAATTAATTCTTCTTTAGCTGCATTTTCATATACTTCTAATTTTTCTGTTAATTCTTCGACTTTAGCTTTTAATGCTTCTGTTTCATCTTCAACAGTAGATTCAGCTTCTGTTTCTTCTTCTACTTCTGGTTCTTCTTCAGACTCAGCAGTTTCTTCTTCAGCTTCTTCTTCAGTTTCTTCTACTTCTTCAGCAGTTTCATCTTCAGAATTTTCAGAATCTTCGTCTTCATACTTTTCTTTTTTCTTTTTGCAAGCATATTCGTCTTCAGATTCTTCTTCGGCTTCAGTTTCTTCTTCTGTTCCTTCTTCAACACCGTCTTCAGTAGGAGTAGCTTCAGCCGCTTCGTCTTCTGTTACTTCAACAGCTTCAGTTTCTTCAACTTCAGGAGTTTCAGTTTCAACAGTAGCCTCTTCATTAACTATAGTAGAATCTGTTTCATTAACTTCAACAACATCTACTTTTTTTTCTGTGTTTGGCATATTTGTACCTCCTATATTCGATTCTTGTTCTAACGCTTCATAAGCGCTAAGCATACTCGCATATGCTTGAAAGAACTTGGCATCCTTGAAGCAAGGAGTGTGTGCATCACCAAGAACAGTAATTCCGAAGAATTCGGCATTAGTAATTCTTAAATAATGCTTGTCATCATAAATCTCAAATTCACCGTCCATAGTTTCAGGATTAAGTTCCATTGATAGAGATTTCTCCTCTTCCAAAATTTTTTGGGCTTCAGGAAATCTTCCGTCCCATATTACAGCATCTACTTCATAATATTTCCTTTTTACAGGTAAACCATAAACTTCTTCTGTAACCTCTACCCTCATAGGATGAGGATCTAATGGGACAAAGCCGTAAGCTATTTGACCCTCGCCGTGTCCTTCAAAATCTCCTTCCTCAGAATTATATCTTCCAACAATAGGAGTACCAGGAATGGTTTGTATCAACTTTTCAGCTACGTCTGCATCAATAATAGTACGATTGACATTTGGTCCTTCATAGAATACTCTTGCTCTTCCCAATGAAAATTGACTATTAACTTTAGAAAACTTAGTTATCTTGATGTTTAGGGCAGCATATTTTGTTAAGTCCATATCACTTGCCTCCTTTATTGACTATCCTCTTTTTTAAGAGTTCCGTCTGTCTTTTCATCTGTTGATGATTGTGGTCTTCCTCCCTCAACATTATTAGCTGCATCTGCAGTTTGTTGAGCAGCGGTTCCACCCTTTCCACTCATTGTATGAGAACTCATTAGGGGAACGAGTCTTTTGTCGAGCTTCAATAAATCATTTTCCAAATATAAAAGAGACTCAAAGTGTCTTTGCTTAACACCAACAGCTATTTGAGGAATGATTTTGCTGTATCCATACTGCGCATTCTTCAAATAAGTGTCCATCATTTTCTCCCTATTACGATAGGAAATCGGTAAATATGAAACTACAAAATTGTAAGTTCTTTTTCCTCTTGCACCTATCTCGGCATTACAAATAAAAGATAACCATGTACTTATTTTTTCCATAATGTTCCAAATAAATGATTCATCTTTTCTTGCTGAGAATTCTAACACTCCAGCAGTGTCCCCATTGAAAATAGCTTGAGGAACACCAGCTTCATTGTACATCTTTTCTTCAAATTTGTCAATAAAGTCCAAATCATTTTCTCTTGAAGTATCGGATAAGTCTAATACACTTACGTCTGCTAAAGATGTTAAAGCATTTACTCTTTCCATCTTCTTTGTGATTTTCTTTAAGTTATCATGAAATTCAGCAGCAAGCGCTAAATCGATTTCAGGATCTCCATTACTATCGATTTTAACATGTTGGAACAAGATTTTTTGAAGACTATCTTCAATATAATTATCTCGTACATCTTCGAATTTTCTCATTCTAACAATTTGTCTTAATATGCCGGCAAAAGGAGGCATTCCATTATAACTTGTAAAGCCAATACCATGTACTGGAGTTACTAATATTTTTCTTTCTCCATTATTTTTCCAACGGTTATAGGCAGTTCGCAATCCTTTAGGATATTGCTTTAATACATCCTCCTTTGTTATATTAGGATCAATTGACACTAAAGATGCCATAACTTGGTCAATAAAACTCATATCTAATTCAAAAATTGGCATTTGTCCATTTTTTGCGTTTCCAATTATTTCACAATAATCTGATGGTAATTTGCATAATTGAAAATATGGTTTTCCATCCATGTTAATAAAATCATAATAATAGAAAACCCTACCATCTACAAGAATATCGATTAAAGTACGTACAGTAAAGTCTTCTACTTTTATCTCGTCGTCTAAAAATGCTAAAACATCATTATACTCTTTTTCTAATTTTTTCTTATTTACAGTTCTTCCTGTACTTGATAAATCAACAGGAGACACATAATAATAATTTAAAAATAGTGTTGCATAATAAAGTATAATTCTTTGATATTGTGGTTCATTATAATAAACCCTTGATAAAGTAATCCATAGTGGATCTTCTGGAGATAATTCCATTAACTTCTCATAAGTTATACTCTTTGGATTGTATCCCCTAACACGGTCTAGGTCTAAAACTTTATCATAACTAGGATCATATTTATTTATTGCTTTAGCCAATTTTTGGAAACGAGCTATTAATTTGTCTTTGTCTTCAAAAGTATTGGTTTTTTTCTCTTTCTCCATTTTCTACACCTCCTAATTATAAAAAGAATATTGTCCTAACGTACCCTTTCCGGCACGTTTTTTTAATTCTTTTTCTTCTTCTAGACTTATAAACCACAAACCATAAATAAATGAGGAAACTAAGTCTTTTCCGATTGTTGTCTTAATTTTTTGAACATTTATATTACTTGTCGCAGTTTCAATATTAGCCTTCAGATTCGCCAACTGATCCTGCAATTTAGTTGTAGATATATAAGGAATTAACTGAGTGGCTTTTTTGTCTACTTTCATTTTTCTCCAATAATCAAACTGAGCAAAATAAGTTCTTGCTTGTCGTTCATTAATAAGGAGACGAACTCTGTCTAAACTAAGCATCAAATGTGCATTCTTATAATAATCTGAGTTAGCACCTGGACTTGCCTCGACGCCATATAATTTTCTTATACATCCTGGCATTTCGGTCTTTTTATATTTTGGCTTATTACTAAAACCATATGCAGGATAATAATCGCCATCTTTTTCTTGCTCAATTATTAAGAAATCAGCAATACCAGCTCCTGGTCCATTTATATCGACAACTATTCCTCTAAAGTTAAATATAGAATCAAGTTGTTTAATTTTAATAGATTGGTCTTGGAAATGTCTACCTATTCCAGGCATTATTATTATATTAACCAAATGGGTAACAAATCTTTCTCCAGATGTATATGTTTTGAATATCTCTAAAACAGTTTCATCGCTAAAACGACCAACATCGACACCAAGCGTATAAAAAACATCGCTTCTATGCTCCGGTTCAAACTCGGGTCTTAATATTTTTCTACGCTTATCTATTAAATCATAAGAATAATAACTCTCTTCACTACCACCAGCCCATCTTGACATATATTCTCTTAAAAATGTTTCCAATTTATAAGTACCAGTAGATTTAATTTTATCTAAAATTTTTCGTTTATCTAATAGTCCGTGCATAACTGGAATCCGATAATCCCCACCAAAAACAAATACTTTATCTGGTTCAAATACCATATCAACTAACATCTCAACTGTTAAATTATAGGCATAGGTATTTTTATATCCAGCAGATCCAATCATTATTTGTGACGCATGTGGTTCTGTTGGATTATTCTTACCGCACATTGTTTTTCTATTAACATTTAATAATGGAATAACAACATTTTCAATTTCATCTTGATTTGCCAATGAAAACTCTTCGATAGTACCTCCATGTCTACGTCCTCCACGGGCACTATCTGTTGTAGAAACGATATCTATTGCGGAACCATTTCTGAATTTTAGCTTAGCTTGATCTTCTCCACCTGTTGAATAATGTTGTTTTTGTTTATCAAAATCAGCTATATCCAGTTCATTAACAAAAAATGGAATTAAGTAATAAACTTCATTCATTTTTTCCTTTGTGATCATTGCCGCTTGTTTTTTAGTGTCTGCACATAAGAATAATTTGCTCATTGGCTGCCACATTGCTTTCATATTTATTGATATGAAATTTAAGAACGATTTTGAATAAGCACGAACAAAAATTCCGCTAACTTTTTGATATCTCGCCATAACTCTTAAAAAAACTCTTTGATAAAAGAATACTTGCTGTAAATATGTATTTTTCCTTTTTACAATATCTATAAAATAATCTGGATAAAGATACAATATTCGCATTGCATAAGTTATATTATCCCAATTATTCATTACATAATCTGGCGTAACGACAATTCTTTTTATATCATTACGCTCAGAGTACATATGATGATAAGCATCTATGAATTCATCTAAACTATTTGTCATATTCTTTACTTATCTCCTTAAACATATCTATTAATTCTTCTTCGTTTAGAGTTTCATCTTCAAATCTTTCTTCTTGAGCTTCTTGTGTCTCAAACATACTCTCTATATCTTCTTCATTGACGTTTGTTCCTGAGTTTTGTTCCATTAATTTAGTATTATACATCTGAGTAACTTCTTCTCCAGAACCAGCAACTATTGCAGCAACATATTGTTGAAAATTTCTTATTGTTGCATCTACAATATCTCTGCTTTCTGTAACTTTATAATCCATTAACCATCCATGCTCTTCTAGAAAAGCTATTAATTCACTTAAGGATTCAATGGTCTCAGTATCATTTTGTACTGCGTTTTGAATACCAGATTCTTTCATTAAAGATTGATAAGAACTTATTAATGTTGATACTTCACGAGTGTCTCCAGAAGCTAACTTTTTGTCTATTAAGACAGATACCAAAGCAAGCTTACGAATCATGTCTCTCCTTGCCTCGTCCCTAAAATTATAATAATTTAGAGTATTCTTTTCATAGCTTTCCATTTTCAAATAGTCTTCTACACCAAAATCGTCATATGAGCCCCACTTCTTTCTTAAATAAATAAATAAATCAGCAGATAATGTAGGTAATTTGCTCAATACAGCGTCAGTTTCTCTTGCTTTTTCCCATAATAAGTCATATTGTTTCCAAGATGATTTGCTATATTCGCTGCTTTTAACGGTTTTAATATATGTTTCTAAAATATATCTTTCATTGTCAGATGTTTTCGATATCTTTATCCATTCTTCAGCCATAAATGCTATATCTAAAAACTGACATAGCTTATCAACCATAGTTAAATCTTTTGCATTTATACTCTCTAAAGCACAGTCATAACAAATTGTGCTTACTCCATCAGTTCCAAATAAACAATTTTCACCACAAGGAACCAAATCTTGGATTAATTTTATTTGAGAACATTTGCCACATCGTCTTGTCCCATAATCCATTTATATCACCCCTTTAAGTGAATTTTTCTACCAGTTCCATTTAATTTATGCAAACAATATCCACAACTTTTTGCAAATGAGAAAAATTCGTCATCCCATCTTTCTTCTTTACATCTTATACATTTTCTTTTTCCAGTCTTATGAAAATCTCTTCTTGCATTAATCACAGCAGCTTTGGCTATTTTCTTACTGATTGATTTTGTAAATAAAGTACTAATGTAATTGTCATTATAATTTACATTATATGTATCTCTTACATATGCTCCTATGATATCATTTCTTTCTCCGTTAATCTTCATTTCTAATATATCCCATATACAATCACTAAATTGTACTCTTGCAATGGCTCTATCTAATAAATCATATATTTCATTCCAATCATCAATAGCTCTGTTCGCATGCTCATATCTTATGGTTTTATAATTTTTCATTAGTAGATAAACATGAAGAGGATTTGATAAATCTATCATTTTATCTTCATCGGATTCGCATATGACGAATTCTCCGACTCTTAATCCAAAATACATGTCATCATCAGGTCTAATATTAAGATAACCTTGTTGTTGTGATTGCATAACTGGACGATATGCATCTTTTAAAGTATATTGTTGTAAACATAAATCTATATACCAATTTTTGTAATAATGATGATTTACATAATTAATTTCTAATGGATTCGTAAAATCTCTTTCCCTTCTTCCCTTTAAACAATCATCTAAATAATCATATACAACCTTAATTTTTTCCATTTCTTCCCATAAGTCTTGCATTCCTGGGATATCCTTATCTTTTTCTTTATCTATAAAAGGTTTGTAAGTTTTATATATATTCTTATATTTTGCATTATGAAATGCCATGTCAGCGACTCCATTTTCAACCATTTCTTCATAAGAAACGCTTTTCTTCGAAGGTTGCTTTAACTCAACATCACAATCTACATCTGCAGAATAAAGTAAATAATTAGAGACTTCGTTCAATTGCGTCGGACTCAAGTCATTTAATAGTCCTTCACTCTCTAAATTCTTTACACAAGCAAGTCTGTCTTCATAGGCTTGTGCTGTCCAATCTAATGAATATACAATTTTTTTCTTACTACCTTTAACTTTTATAGTATTAGGATCATCAACTTTCATGCCAATCCCTCCCTCTTACTTATATATTAACACTCTAAAAGATTTCTGTAAAGAGTTTTGTGTAATTTTATTTCTAGTTTATTCCAAAATCAAAAAACTTTACAAAATAAAAGTGCAATATTATAATTATATACAATGAATAATACGAGCGTAGCTTGCGAAGCGAGTATTATTCTCTATATATATAATATAATAAAAATATATTCTTTTTCTTTTTGCTTCTTTTTCTTTTTCTTACATTAAATGAATAAAAATTATTTACAAAACTGTCTAATGAATGATATAATATAAATGTAAAAA